ATTAATTCTGTATTAGCTTCAATCGATATCTCTTCTACTCGCGCGACAGTCATTAGTTGTAATAATACAGATAACGTTGGAGGCAATAACTCCACACAGATTAGTTGTGATGGAACGGCAGGATTTACCAGTATTGTAACTGGAGATTATGCTTTAGCTGCGGCGTGTAGCGAGTTAACTCTTTCTGGTAATTATTCGGTAGCATTAGCTTCTGGTGGTGCAGTAGGTTCCCCTGTTACTGTTAGCGGTGCGGCTGCTGCGGCAATCGCATCCGCTGGCCCTTCAACTGTATCGGGCGTAACCGCTGCAATTATTGCATCGTCTAATGTAACTGCATCTGGTAGCGCATCGTTTATTGCAGCGTCAAATACTTGTACTGCAACCAATACATATAACGTAGTTATAGGGTCCACTACTTCTAATGCAACTACGAATACAAATGCCGGGGTCTACTCCTCCTCTGCTTGTAATTCTACTGCGCAGCAGTCAGTTAATTTAGGTGCAGCATCTAGTACCGCTTCTGGTGCTCGTTCTTTAGTAGCAGCATCAAATACGTCTACTAATGCTGGTGTAGATGGTGTAGTTGTTGCTTCTGTATCGGGGAGTATTTTAAATACTTCAACAGAAGGGTTTATTGCTGCATCAAATTTAGGTACTATTGCTGGTGTCCGTTCAGCGGTTATTGCTTGCAATGATGTGGTTGTTCAAGCTGCTGGTAATGGTGTAACCGTTTTATCTTCACAAAGTATAGCAAGTGCTGCAGGAACGGGCACTTGTATGGTAGCTTCAAATACTGCCTCAATTGCTGGCACTAATAATTTTATTGCTGCTACTAATCCTGGTGGAGCTACTGGGGTAGCAATTTCTGCTGGTGTTGGTAACAGCGTCATCGCAAGTCGTGTTACTACTATTAATGGAACGAATTATAATTTTGTTGCAGCTTCGGGTGCCGCAGCTAGTGCGGTAATTATCTCTAATTTAGGTGGTGGTAACAACGCAGTTCTTGCGTCTAATACATCAACTGTTAATTCTACTTTCTCCACTTTAGTCTCTACTTTTAGTTCAGTAGATAATGGCGTTGGTAATTTCTCTGGAGCAGGTAATGCATTAACTTATTCCGCTAGTGCTGTCACGTGTGCTAGCGTTGCATCTGCCACAATAACTTTTGGAACTACTAATACAAATAATATTGCTTTAGGTTCTGCTAATTTATCTTTTAGTAATGGGGCTATTAATTGTGGTGGCTATTCTGCACTTGGTAGTGCAGCTATACAAACTACTACTTTGGGCGGTACAGCCTGTTCAATTATCAGTTCTGATGATTCGCGTGTTTCTGATACCTGTAGCGTAGTGATTGGTTCTAAAGGATGCACCGTTAATAATGGGTTCCAAGTAGTTTTAGGATCGTTACGAGTACAAGCGGCTGCTGCTAATTATCGTGTAGTTGGTGGGTATAATGCTGCAGGTGCTCCGTCTACCGCGAATCGTACTTGGGAAATTGATTCTACCAACGGCAATGTACTTATTTTAGGTGCGCTTACTCCGGGACATGTATTTCCTGACTTTGCGGAAATGTTCCCTAATGCATATCATGACGAAATCCCAGTTGGAACTTTAGTAGCTTGGGATCGTAAGGCAAAAGGTATCCGGCCTGCATTGACAAATGATCGTATTCGTGGTATTGTATCTCAAACTTCCAGCATTGTTTGCGGCGATACCCCAATCTCCCCCAAAAAACGATTTATTTATAACGAATGGGGTGCAGTAGAAACAGAAATAGTGAATGGAATTGAGTCTCCAAAAATAAATCCTGAATGGGATAGCTCTTTAGAAAATACGCCTCGTAGTAAACGTCCTAAAGAATGGACTCAAGTAGCTCTTACTGGGCAAGTTTTTACTCGCATCGATGCTTCGGTTAAAGAGTACACCGAATTTATTTCTGCGGACAATGGTGTAGGAACCCATAGTGATAAAGTTACTAATGTTGAATTACAAGAAATAACTCTTCCTTATGAGGAAACCCGTGGCTACGGTATTGCATACTGCTTTATTCGATAAATGAATAGTGTAACTACTCCTTCTGATTTTGGTGCAGTAGGCAATGGGGTTGCAGATGATACTGCTGCTGTACAAGCAGCTATAGATTTTGCTATTGCAAATAATTTAGAACTTCAACTTCGTGCCGCAACGTATCGTTGTACTGCAGTTTTAAACGTAGTTCTTGGAAATAATAAAACATTTTCCATGACAGGAGTACGGAGTAGCCAAGGGTTTGATTTATCTCACGGTACTGTATTTTTATTTGATGGTGCAGCAGGGGGTATATATGTTTCTACCCCTAATGGAAGTACACTGGCTTCTCTTGCAGCACGTGGACAGTTTATATTCAAACAATTTCAAATTTTAGGGACTGGTGCAGATAAAACGTGGGGTTTAAAGATTGGTAATAATGCAAGTCAAATAGATACATTTTCTGCTTATAATATTGTCGAAGATGTTACAGTAGTTGGAGCTTTTATTAATTGTTGTGAGGCATTTAATACTCGACAGCTACATATTTATCGTAGTATTTTTTATAATACTGCAGCAAGTGCAGGAGCAAGAGCTTTTGCATTGACAAATACTGCAGCATTTCCTACATATGTAACTGGCGATGTACAGATAACAGATAGTACATTTTTTACGCAATCTGGGGTGAATTCCCGTACCGTAATGTATGATGCTCAGGCAGGATATATTACAGGAATTCACATGACAGATTGTATTATATATGAAGGCGTATATGGAGTATATATAACTGGTGCTGCAAATACTTTAATTTTTGATATTTGGTTTACTAATGTAGTATGCGATGGTCCAGTATATGCTACTTCAAACAAAGGATTCTATCTTAATAGTACAACAGCAACATCGGAAGTAAATAATATTTATTTTAGAGACTGTTATTCTGTTTCATACAAAGGTATAGGAATGGAGTTCTTAGTTAATACTCCAGGTCAAGTAAAAAATATAAATGTAGAAGGATGTTACTTCGGTACTTTAGGCGATTCAGGATTAAAAATAAATAACGTAAATGCATTCGTGGTACATGGGTGTAAATTTTATCAAAATAATTTGACTGCTGCCGGTGCAGCGGCGCAATTAACAGGAGCATGTTTAGGTTTTGATATATCTGGAAACGTAGTATCAGCCAATACTTCTGCATATTTAGTTTCTTTAAGTGGTTCTGCACCTAACGCTATTAATTATGGCTCTGTACTTCAAAATTCAGGAGATACAACTACCGGGGCTATAAATAATATTGGTAACGTCGGAGCAAATGTATTTGGTGTAACAGCCGCCCCTAATACTAACATATCATTCTAATATGGAAAATAATAAAATATCTCATCCCACCTTAGAAGAATGGATAGAACTTAAGCAAGATGTTAAACATATAGCGGAGACATTAGAAGTCATGTCTAACGAAATAAAAACTAATTATGGTGCCAGAATTACAACTATAGAAAGTTGGATGAATCACCAAAAAGGTGCAGAGAATGCACAAAAATTCTGGATTCCTATGTTTGTATCTGCGCTAGTTGCAGGAGTTGTAATGTTCATCAATAAATTTATCAAATAGAAAGGAAATATAATGTCGCAAGTATTTACTAAAGAAATGCCGAAACAACCCGTTACTTTGGCTACTCCCAAAAGTGCCCGTATTTCTACTGGCAGTGGCGGCCCGATGAATGTTAAAGGTGTACCGCTTAGCCCTGCTAGTGTTCGGCAATCGGTTAGTCGTGGTTGCTGCGGTGCAAAACAACGCTAATGTTTAACCAGACTCAATCCGCCGTTTTTAAAAAACTTGCTGGTACTAATTTAGGTACTGAACTTAAGCAAGTTTTTGAAGGTAGATTGAAAATGGAAAATGAAGCAGTACCGCAATTACAAAAAACTGAACTTGAATCTTACCAAGCGCGTGTCCGCCTTCTTACAGAAATCATAACTCAATTAACGGTGAAATAATGGCTGTTCCTCAAGCAATCAAAGATCGTCGTACTGCAATTGAATCAACGCTTCCTAAACCTGTCACTACCACAACTATTGTTAATGGTGCGGTAGAAGTTACTCCTCCTGCAATCCAACAAACAGCGCAAAATATTGCACAAGTTGCAGAAGTAGTACAAGAAGTAAAAGAAGCTATCCCTGCAGTAGATGATGCAACTGAATTGTGGAAAAAAATCGAAGAGGCAGAACAGCGCATTCTTACCGAAGCCGGCCGCGTACAAGCTTTACAAAAAGATGACCAAGTTCGTAAACAGTTACTAGAAGTCCAAGGCCAGAATTCTGAATTTACTACCCGTAAACTACAAGAATTGCGGGATGAAGTAGATGCAATACACCGAGAAAAACAAGAACTTGAACGTAAGCTCCGCGAAGCTACTAATCCTCTTCCGTCAAAATTTGAAATTGAAGAGCAAGACTTAACTCCCGAAGAAATTGCTTCTTTTGAACCCAGTGTAATTCCACTTATTCAAAAACTGTCTCGTAAAGAACTTAAGCGAGTCGGTCCCGTTGTGCAAGCACTTGTAGAAAAAGTACAGGATTTAGAAAGTCGCTTACAAGACGCGACTAGTAATAATAAAAAGATTGGGATACTGGAAGAAATTACTACGCAAGTAGCTACTAAAGCTGCAGCTACAGCAGAAAAAGAATATTTTCGAGATGCGTTAAAAAATACTCGACATTCAGATTGGGAAAAATTTACTGCTACTAATGTTTGGAAGCAGTTTTTAGCTAAAGAAATCCCGGGCCAACCCGGAACTCAATATGGCAATATTTTAAATCACTATAGGCAATTACGCAATCTTACGGGCATCATGTCCGTAATGGATTCTTTCAAGGAAGATGTAAGTGGTGGCAGTATGTCAAAGCGTAGTGCGATGGCAGAACCCGCTGGAAGTGGATCACAAGTTAACCCTAACCCTGCTCCCCCCAAAAAATTTAAAGCTAGTCAGATGAAGGCTATGACGACTAAGCTTACTAAGGGTCACATCGACGTTGATGAGTACCGGAAATATAAGGCGGAGTTTAAAGATGCTCTGATGAAGGGCAATGTAGAAATGGACACATCTCTTTAAACTAAAGAAAAGGAAATTATCATGGCAATTCCTGCCGCTTCAGGCTATCCGCAATATTCTGGGACTCTTATCCCCCCGATGTTTTCGCAAGAAATCATCGAACGTTTTTATTGCACCTCTATCGCCGCCGATATTACTACCACGGAATATACTGGTGAACTTCAGAAGTGTGGCGATCAGATTACATTTTTCCGCAGCCCCCGTGTTACGGTTCGCCGCATTGTAAAAGATGCGCCTATCGTGCATGATACGATTGATACCTCTTCGGTGACGATGACGGTAGACGATGAATTGTCGTTTAGTGTCAAAGTTGCGAAAGAGGATGTTGAGCGTATTTGCAATTGGTCTAAGTGGAATGACGAAATCATCAAAAATGCGACCTATGAAATAGGGCAAACGATTGATGTTGACGTGCTTTCCGCAATGTACCTTGATGCAGACGTTGCAAATCGTGGCGCAACTGCTGGTGTATTGACTGCAAATTACAACTTGGGTACGACTGGTGCTCCGCTGGTTATTACTTCTCTCAATATTTGGGAAGTCTTTACCTACGTGTTTGCGGTCCTTATGCAGCAATGTCTCCCCGATAGCAATAACTGGTTTATTGTTCTGCCGGAAGAAGCTCGTCCGATTCTGCTTGCCTCTCCCCTGCTTGTTAATAATGCTGGTCTTGCTGGACAGTGCTGCAATATCACCTCCGATGTAGTTACTAATGGTAAGCTGCCGGTTATGATCGGCGGTCTTGAAGTATACTTTAGTAAAAACATTGGTCGCGTATATGATGCAACTGCAGCCGCGTACTGTTACCAGATTGTTGCGGGATGGCGCGGGTCCACCGCATTTGCGGTGCTTGTAACTGAAACCCGTGTTATCGAAAACAACAAAGATAACTGGGATGAATATATCCAAGGGCGTACTGTCTACTGCAAGAAAGTTATGCAGTCTGAAGGTCTTGCTGCTGTTTACGCTCGCTTCGCATAATAGGAGAATATCATGGCAGATCGCGTTATTTATGACGGCGGAACTCGCAATAGTTCTGCTACTTTTGAACAATATCCGAGTGTAAATACTTCGGGCGTTCCTCCGCAATCTTATGCAGATCATCAACGGGCTAAAATTTTTGATGTAATGAAGCAAATTGATTTGCGCCCGATTCAAAATTGGGGTACAGCAGGTAATAAGGATGTTGCACTTCCCTATTACATGAAAAACAATAGCATTACTTTTGCTGTTGCTGATACTATTCAAACCAATTTGATCGTTCCGCAAACTGTTCTTGAGCGTGTAGGCTACATCATCTATTCTGATGGTGTATTGGCAGGTGCAACGTTCCGTTTATATCTTGCTTCAGTAGGTTCTGGCACTACGTTTTTTACCGGAGTGTCTACTGCTACTGCAGGCTATAATGTTACCTATAGTGCTCTTTCAATGCCTCGTTTGTTTACCGCACAAGATACTATTACGCTTGAATTTCAGACTGCTGCAGCCGCTTTGACGTATAATTGTGGTTTGCATATGGCTGTATTCATGCGTGTTAGCACTCTCGATAACGGCAACGCTTAAACAAATTTATTAACTGGGGGTCGTAATTTTACGTCCCCCCACCCAGGAGTAATTTTATGGAAGCTGCTGCACCTGTTACTAGAAAAGGACCGCAACAACAACTCTACGTCCGTGATAAGCGTAATGGGCTTATTCATGGTTATATAGAAACATCAATGGCAGCTAGGTTAGGAGGTGATCTTGAATTTGTAGATCCGCCGCTACTTGATCCATTACTGTTAAAGTATCGGAGCCAACGATTAAGCACCACTCAAGAGATTCGCGAAGCAGGATTTAAGCTTGGTATTGATATTCCTGCTTTGCTACCTCCGTTAAAAGCTCTTGAGCATTATGAACTTCGGGTAAATCTCATGTTTGCAATGAAACAATTACCTGAACAACTTGAGGAGCATGTTAAAGAGTTAGTTCCTCTGGCGCAAAAACCTTTAGGGGATACTAAGCCAGTTATGGATATTCCAAAACTCGGAGACAAAATTTTGAATGTTGGTTAAAACTTTAACAGATGCGATAGCTGATGAGTTAAACGATCTGGAACCCGGTAACGAACACGTTCACTGGCCTCTTCCTAATATTTACTCATATATTACGCAGGCTCTTCAGCAAATTAAGCTGTTAGAGCCTGCTTTGTTTTCGGCGCTAAAAACTTTCGTTTTGCGTCCCGGTTCTACGCAGTATCTACCTTCCGAATATGGACAACTTTTAGATATTGCTGATCTTACTTATGCTGAACATGAGTTAACTAAATATTTTAATAAGTCTATAGCATGCTACGATCCTTACATACCTAAAAGTTTTTCTATTGATGATAGTAATAACCGAGTATTTTATATTCTCCCCCCGGTCCCTGCTGGTAGCACCGTTACAATAAATGTTTTTGTTACTCAAACAGTAACGCCTGTAGTAGCACAAAATCAAGATTTACAATTCCCTGGCGGAGATATAGATAAATATTTTAATCAAATTCTTGATTGGGCTTTATTTAGAGCTTTCTTAAAAGATACTGAAAGTCAGTCTAATTATACTAGAGCACAGGGACATTATAAATCTTTTTATGATGCTTTTGGAGCAAAAAATAAATTAGAAGATAGAGAAAGCATGATGCGAGCAGCCAAAGGCGAGGATACTCAATGATTACTTTTGAGTATATGATTAATGATGCGATGGGTGCTTTAGGTATCACTTCATGTCCTGTAGATATAGCACAAGATTTAATTCGCAAATCTGCAATACATTTTTGTCAGCAAACTCACATATGGCAACAAGAAGTTATTCTTGATGCACAAAAAGGAAATGGTTCATATCCTATAGAACTTGAAGATTGTGCTCAAGTTCTTATGATTAAATATTTGCAAGTCGGTTATCCAAATAATAATTGCCGAGTAGGTTCTTGGAATGATGTATGTTGCTGGTCACAAAAATATTATCCTAAACGTAGGGGAGCAGGCTATAGTTGTTGCGTAGGCAATAATGTATATTCTCTGTCAGATAGAACTACGCTGAATATTTCTCCTGCACCCACAATTGATTCCATAAAAGCAATACATCTTAGTATTGCAGTTGCTCCAACGACTGACAGTTGTGGTATTCCTGAAGAAATTTATGATAAGTGGAATGAATATATTGCTTATGGAGCGGGATATAGAATTCTTACAATGAATAAACGTCCTTGGACAAACATGGCTCTTGCAAAAGAAATGCGTAAAGATTATGAGGCCGGTATTGTTCGCGCTAAAAATGAAGCTTGGCGTACCGTTAACGGCGGCCCTTTATACATTACTCCGGTGTATTTCTAATGTATAATTGTGAACGAAATTTTGCTAAGAATTGGATAACAATTGATACATCAGTTGTTAAATCTTTTTTTAAACTCGGATATAAACTTCCTTGTGGAGAGAAGCAATTACTATTAAATAGTTCTGCTACAATCTATATTTATCGTAAAGGTAAAGAACAAGAAGCCCCACTCGTTACGTATAATGCATTTCAAATAGATGACAATGGCTATGTAGGATTTTACTGGGATGATACTTTTTTAGCCGCAGAGTCAGGATATTATGTTGGGGATGTATATTTCTGCAACGAATATTGTTTTTCTGTGAATTTTATTATTCCGCGTTGCCGTACTCGCGTCTTAGATTCGTACAATGAAATAGAGCCTAGCTGTTTACCTGCTTGTGGGACAGACGCTATTGGCGGCGTAGATTGCCCTATAACTGTTGATGCATGTAATTTGCCTGCACCGGACATATTCCCTACTGCTAATCCAATATCTGAACCTGCATCCTGTCCTACAGAAATCGCAGATTGTTGCAGCGAGACTTGTGAGTAATATATGACAACTGTTAGTTGCCTAAATATTTGTTCTAATCTTCGGTGTGCAATTAATCCATCGGATACTAGTATCGAACTTATAGATGCTTCTGGATTTATTTTGTATCCAGATCAGATTTTATATCTTGAGTTAAGCTCAAGTACGGGGAAAGAAATTGTATTGATGACAGAAAACCCTACGGGGAATACTATTTCTGTTGTTAGAGGACAAGTTGGTACACGAGCAAAATATTTTCCTGAAGGCACGTGTGTCTGTACTACAGTCCTCAACTGCAATATTATTCGTGAAATTATTCGAGAAGAGATCGCAGCTTCAGATATTCCGTCAGGGGATATTCGCCCTTTAGATAATACTTGGACTGGCACTAATGATTTTCAAAACACAGTAACTATTTTTGATACTATAATTGATAATACGGAAGTTGATGGTAACCCCAAATTATTGTATTTTCATTCAGGTATTTACGCTCTGGAAGAAAATTATACAGAACCAACGGGCGTAGCTTATGGCGCGGGTATAGGCGTTTACCGTAAAGGTGGGGCTAATTTCACCGTTGGTGCGCAGATTGTAGGTATTCATCAGGATACAGTAGCTAGTAGCGAAACGTGGGGTATTGCTTGTGAAGCTATTCAAATTGCAGGGTCGTTTGGAGCAGCTACGGGCATTGAAGCTACTTCAATGAACCAAACTTCTAACAATACCCATCCGAAAGCAGGTATATATCTTACATTCAAAAATCGTTGGGATTATGATACTGCTCCTGTACAGGGTCTAGGAGCAAATCAGTATAACGTAAATGCTGAAGCTATCGTAATTGGGTCTAATCCTCGTAGTGCTTATGGAGAATTTTGTGGGTGGAATAAAGCTTTAACGTTTCAGCCGGGCGCATTAGACGAGGCCCAAGGCGGTGTTAAAGCTATTGGCATAGATTTTGGACCTATTACTAATGGAGAATTATCTAGAATTGGTTCGTGGATTCGGCTTCGTGCAACAAAAGGCATTGAATGGAATGGTGATGCTGCTGCCCCCTACCTTCCTATAATTACTTATTTTGATCCTTTGTTTGTCGGTAGTGGGCCTGATACCGGATTTGACGGTATGTTTAGTCTAGAGAATTCCGGTAGTTTACGTTATGGTATAAATATTGCTTCTGGTATTCCTTATTGGAATGCGCCTGCTGGAAACCTTATTATGGGGGCTGCAGGTGCAGCAACCGGAACTTATTGGGTAGTTAATTTAAATGGAACCTACTACAAACTTGCCCTCCTTGCCGTCTGATTATCAGAAGCAAATCTTAAGTCTACAGATAGCTTTATTTACTTCTCAGGCAGACAATGCACGTGCAGTACAAGAACTAATGAAATATAAAATTGCAGAAGTACAAATGAAATTAAAGAGTTTGGAGACGGCAAATGGGAATTAATGTAGGCAATTTTATCAAAGGTTCTTTACGTGCAGCCTTGTCTGCCGGAAGTAATACTCTACAATTAAATGTTGGGGGTGGGGCACGATTTGCTTTTACCGCTGGTGATTATTGCTATATAATTTTGTATGATCGTACTAGCTACGAAATTGTTCTTTATACTTCTACTGGCTCTGTATCCAATGATAATCTTTCTGTAGTTCGCGGGCAAGATGGTACGGTTGCTAAGGCTTTCCCTGCAGGCACGTGCTACGAAGTAGCTTGGAACGTAGAACAGCTTAATGATTATGTAACTCAATTAGTAGAAGCGTTATTTCCAACGCTTCCGTTGCCTGCTGATACACAAGCAATTACTTCTGGTTCACCGACTCTTGCTCCTGCAACTGGAATTATTTATACTGTAAATACAACTAATGGTTATTTATGGTATTGGACGGGTACTACTTGGATTTTACTTTCTGGTTCTGGTTCTAGTTCAGTTGTTACGGTAGGTGGTGCTCCTCCGGGGACTGTCACAACTCCGTTCTGGATGGACAATACTACGCCACCCGGTATTTTATATGTAAATGTATCTGGTACTTATGTACAGGTTAACGCTCACCGTACATCCGCATTTACAGGGGTTAAGACGACTGCAGGCACTTTAGATACTTATGGCCATTTTCAGTCGCGAGGAGGCTATCATTATTTTCGTCGTATCCGTTCTGGTGCTACGCAAACTTTTGCAGTAGGTACTAGCGCATTAGTCACCTATACTTCAAATACAAGTTTTAATGACGATGTTACTACACATCCGAACCCGTTAACTGCATCCGGCTCTGATACAATTGTAATTACTTACGCTTGTGTTATTCGTATTTCAGGACAAATTGAATTAGATAATAAGAATTTATATACTCGTAATGCAGGATTCTTTACTTTAACACCTACCCCTGCAGGATTAATTGCTATGACTTCCGAGGCTTTTTACGAACCTGGCGGAACAGATAATTCTGTTCGCGTTAATCTTGTATCTCCTCCGATCTATATTGCTACCCCTGGAACACAAGTGACTATGACTTGTGTTGATACTGCTAATGTACATTCAAACGATATTCTTGCAGCATCTCTTACTGTAGAAATAATTGGGTGGGCTTAAATTTAAATGCCTGCTTTAAAAATAGCTAATATGGGGGGTATAGCCCCTCGCATTTCAAATGCATTATTGCCTGCATCCGGGGCTACAATTGCCAATAATGTAGAATTATGGTCTGGTGAAATTCGCCCTATAAAAGAACCTTTAGTAGTAGATGCCCCGATAAATACTTGTGGTGTAATTCGTACTTTATTTAGCCTACAATCTACTTGGTTGACCTGGTGTAAAGATGTAGACGTAGTTTCGGGATTTACCCCGAATGATACTACTGGGCGTTTTTATTATACTGGAGATGGAGAGCCTAAAGTTTCTAATTATGCTTTAGCAACTTCTTCGTTTCCTTATCCTGCACAGTGGTATCCTTTAGGTGTAGTTAATCCAGTAGTTCAACCGCAGTTAGTGGTTAATGTAGTTGGTACTACACCTGGCATACGTTCATATGTATATACATATGTTACTACTTTTGAGGAAGAAAGTGGTCCTTCCCCCACTTCTGATTTTGTAAATATCGGTACAGGTGGTTCAGTAACTATAAATAATTTTGGTACTCCCGTCTCTACTAATGTAGATAGAATACGTATTTATAGAACCCTTACTGGGCAAATGAATACATATTTTCTTTTTGTTGCGGAGATACCATTAACCACTACAAGTTATACCGATACTATTGACGATGATAAAATTTTTGCAGGCGATCAACTAAATACTATTGGATGGGAACCCCCGCCATCAGGGCTTGTAGGATTGAATGCTTCGCCTAATGGATTTCTTTCAGGTTTCGTTGGTAATGTAATGTATTATTCGGAACCTTATCAGCCCCATGCATGGCCTCCTCAATATGCAAAAATCTTTGATTATCCGATTGTAGGAACCGCATGGTACGGTGGTAATCAAATAGTTTGTACTACAGGATTTACCTATCAAGTAAGTGGCGTTGACCCACGTTCTTTGAGTGTTTATCGTTTTCCTGACCCGTACCCTTGTTTATCAAAGAAAAGTATTGCTTCATCAAACGGCGGAATTATATATGCTGCTGCGTCTGGATTAATTTTTGCTGGTAGCGGTGGACTTCAGGTACTTACAGCAAATGTATTAACGAACGAGACTTTTACTCAGTATAATCCAAGAACTATGCGGGGTGTGATTCAGGAAGGCCGTTACTACGGATTTTATGATTATCTTGAGCAAACTCCACTAGATCAAATTACTGGTAATCTTAAAGGCGCTTGTATAGTATTTGATTATAATGATAGAGCTTCTGGTGTAGACCAAAAAGATAAGCTAAATACTATTTCAGTTCATGCGGACGCGCTGTTTGCTGATCCTGTAACCCCATTACATTATGTACACGATAGAATTTTATATAAATTTGCTGCAGGTGTAGGATATTTAGAGAGCACTTGGCGATCAAAGGAAATAAAATTTCCCTATTTAGTAACCCTTGGTGCTGCCAAAGTATTTGCCTCTAAATGGTATACTGGACGTGACCTAATATTTAATTTATATAGCGATGGGGTACTACGTTATTCTCGAAAAGTTACAACTAATAAACCCTTTCGTTTACCTCGTTTTTATAAATCTATTCCCTATTACGTAGAGGTAGTTGGTGTAGCAAACATAGAAGATTTGACTATTGCTACTTCTATTGAAGAAATGAATACAGTATGACGCGGCGTATACCTAATGTACCTAGTATTGATCCTTCTTTACCTGACAATATTAAAAATGCATTGCAACCCATTAAAGAATTGTTAGAAATTCGTGAGGGGATTCGTTCCGCTGGTATTGCATTAGGTAACGGTTCAGGGTATAATGGTTACTTACGTAGGAATGTCACACTTGGGATGTTAGTAAAGTTAGGAATTATTACAGATGCCCAAGCAAAACAAGTTTCAGGAGATGAGTAATGCCAGATATTTTTGGTAATGATTTATATAGTGATTATCTTCCGGGTTCAAATACTCCTGTTGGAACTCCTACGGGCACGGCATCTCCTTTTACTGGCATGTCGGACACTGGCTATCGGCGTTCTTCGGGTGTTGCAGACACGGGTACTACGAGTGGCTATACCCCTATAGAGGATATCCTGAATCGCGCCTACGATGGTCCTGGGCGCTCGCGGGCAGGCATCTTTGACCCTGCCACCGGGACGGTAACGCCTGCTCCTGATACGCCGACCACGGCGCCTACGACACCGACAACGACACCCACGACACCGACTGCAAATAATGCAGGATTGCAGACGCTTAAAGAATTATATCCCAATTTAGATTGGAATTCCATTGACGCTATGATTGGGGGCGGCAATAAAAATGTACGTCAGCAATTAATGCAAATGCTTGGTTTGACTAATGGAGTTGACCCTACTAAAAACATGGGGTTTGATCCTGTTAGTAATACATTTGGTGGAGAAGGGTTAGACAGTTTTAATGGGTATTCTCCTGAGCAACAAGCGATTATAGATAAATATACTTCTTATCGCCAACAAGGATTAAACCCTACATATTTTCCTCTAGAGCGTGGGGACTACGAAAATTTTCCCTACAAAATTAGTGATCTTTACTACGATCCGCAATTAGGTTTATTCCAAAATCCTAAGACTAATCCTACGGTTCCTGCAACAAAAGGACAAGATACTTTTGCAAATTTTTTAGATTCGGCGGCATTACCATTAGTTGCATCCTTAATCTTCGGTCCTACCGGAGTATTTAATAATCTTGGGACTTCTGCAGGATTTACTGGAAATACTGCTTCTGCAGTAGGGCGTCTCCCATTTACTTTAGGGCAACAAGCATACTCCGGGCAATTTAATCCATTAAGTTATCTTACTCCATTCGCTTCTTCTATGTTTGGAAATTATGCACCATATGCAAATCTTGGTTTAGGTGCATTAGGCAGTACCGTTGGCCGTGCGCAAAATCAAAATAATATGTTACAGAATCGTTTTCGTACACAACAAAATCAACCAGCGAATACTTTCGGAGGATAAATGGCTGATATATTTAACTCCGATTCTAATCCAGTATTTCTAAATCAATATGAACGTAAACTTGCGGCGGATATTGCGGGCGCATTTGATTCTAATCGTCAGGCAACAGAACGGCAGCAATCACGTTACGGGGCGCCAGCATTAAGCAATGAAGAAGATTTATGGGGTATTGGTCGAGCTACGTCTCTTGTAGATAATATTAATAAAACTCGGATGAATCAGGAGCGTATTGATGCTGCAAATGCTCAAGAGGCCGCACGTTTAGCTGCTGCACAAAAAGCCCCTGTAGTTGGTGGGTATTCTGGTCCTTCACTACAAGATTTATTGAATGCTTTAGGTACACAACCTAATAACAATACTACACAGAACGGTGCAAATTGGGCACAAGGTTTAGCAGGATTAGCATCCCTTGCAGGGATGTTTGGATTACGTCCTTCGGATTTGCTAGGATTGTTTAAAGGAAATAATAACGGTGAAGTGGATGGGCCTACTAGTTATGGGCCAAATAACGAATACGGGTATTATACTGCTCCACCCGATACCGGCCCTGATAATTTCAATTTTCCAAGTACTTTAAATTATCCTACTCCGGTTGATGCTCCTGATCCCTTTGATTTTTGGGGCAATACTCCGTGGCCTTTCTAGGAGATAAATAATGGCTGCACTAGACGAGTTTGCAAATCTTGGTAAAATCTTATCCTCATTAAATTCAGGGTGGGGAAGTGGTTTAAAAACCTACTATGACTCCGCAAATAATGAACAGAAGCTTTCTGATAATGAGCTAAAATATCAGCAGGCATTGGACGTATTCCGTGCTATGCAGGATAATGATTATAATAATCGTCGCTACGCTGCGCTAGGTTCGGATGAAGATTTGCGTCAAGGGCAAAATCAATATAAATTACAGGATTTATACCCATTTATAAATCCTAATGCTATAGATTTTCGTCGCCAACAACAAGATGCAGGAGTAGAAATAAATTCTCCAGAATATTATGATGCTCTTCAAGCCTTTTTGACAAAACAAGGTGTTCCAAAAGCTGCTGATAATACGGCACTTGCTGCTCAACAAAAACGTAATCAGTTAGATGAAGAACTTGGGGCGCAACAACTAGATAATGCTTCTGTACAAGGTGCAATAGCATTGTTGCGTAGTCAAAATCCTGGTGTTGATATTACAGATATTCATTACGATGCTGATGGCAAAGTATATGCTATTATAGGTCAGCCTGATGAAACTGGGTTATATGACGAAGATCAATTTAAGCCTATAGAGCAATTAAAAAATGGTCGTGAAGCCCTTCGTACTTTAAGTGAAGGTGATCTTACTATTTCTGAACCTGCTATTATTAAAGATGCAGTTTCAGCGGCAGGTATAGGAATAAAACAACAAGCGGACGCTACTAAACGAGATATTGCAGGACAAAATAACGAAACAAAAATTCGTCTTGCTGCAGAAAAATTAAATCAAATGACGCCTGCGCAGCGGGCAAATACGATTACTAATGCAGCAAGGGAATATCGTCTAGCACAAAAAGATCAGAAATCTTTTATCAATAATATAGCTAAAGAAATGTCTGGCGATCCTAGTGTTATCGCTATGACTCCTGAACAACGTAGTGCCGAGCTTAATCGACGGGTACAACAACGTTATGATTTAGTTAAAAGTTATTTAGTTGCCGACGGTAAATTGTCTAATGCTGGAGAAATTGCTGCGCCTACAGTTGATGATGCCGCATTACCATCTCTCGGGCAATCTCTTACAGGCAACATAGTTCCTACTCCACAAGGACAACCGCAGGTTAATAATGTAGAAGATTTTCGTAATTTAGTAGCTAATACTCCGATGGGTAATATACCTAGTCCATTCGGAGAAGATATATCTGGTACTGGCCAAATGCTTCCGGGCATTGGTGGCATTCCCAGTCCATTTTTACCTCAACCTCAATCTTGGGTATCTCCGCAGCAACGGCAACAAGATTTACAGCAAAGTCGATATAATAATCAACGTTTAGCTGCAATTAAAAACTGGCTAGCAGCGCAGCAGCGTGCGGGGCGATAATGCCTTCTATTAACGAATCTATAATTCGTCGTCTCGCACAACAGATTGGGGTTTCCCCCTCTGTTGCTGTTGCTTTATGGGATCAAGAATCTTCAAGGGGGAAGTTAACTCGTAATCGTGATGCAGGGCGATATGGACAAATTCGCGGACCTTTTCAAGTAAGTGATGCTGCGTTTAAAGAAGTATATCCTGAAGGCGATGTAGATAACGAAGTAGATAATGCTATCGCAGGTTTATCATACTTGAAGAAATGGATCGATCGAACAGGTGGCGATGTTAAAGCAGCATTAGAAGCGTATCATTCTGGTTCACCCGGCAGCACAAAAAAAGATTCTGAAGGCAGAGAGATATTTAAAAAAGATTCTTTGGGTAAACTTACTGGTAGCTATGCCGAAGATGTATTACGAAAAGCTAGAGATATCGATGGATCAAACGAATTTGATGCGCGTGACTATAAAGCACAAACAAAACAGGTAGATGTGTTTAATTCAAATGATATATCTCCAGTAGCTACTGTTGAACCCACAGTAGATTTTACTGCTTTAGCTGATCCACATGCATATTTAGCTTCAGACGAAATGCGTAATTTACTTTCACAATATTATGACGATGTTATTGGTGAGTTAGCATAATGGCTCTTGATATTTTTAATTATGATTTAAGTGAACTGCAATCTCTTGCAGGACTGCAGCAGCCTGAACCGCGTATGCCTGAGCCTACGCCTAGTCCTGTTTTTGATGAAGGAAGTTTTCCGCAAGAACAAGCAGCGCCTTCGCCCACTGAAGGTATTTTAAACATTAAGCAATTTACTGATGCTATTGGTGCAGGTTCCCCCGATTTAGTAATCGGCCCATATGTTAATCAATATCTTCCTAGAGAATTACTTAGTAAAGGATATAACACACAACAAATAGGTGTTATAACTAAAAGTTTTTTAGATGCTTACTATGGTGGTCCAGTCCCAAAACAAATTGGCGCACCTACCCCGCCTGTTTCTGATGAAGGGCGTATGGGAGACTTACCTTTAGCATTTGCTAAAGGTGGCGTAGGCGTTGCGCAGAACGCAGTAGAGCTTGCAGATTTTTTACGTAGGGCAAATCCTTTAACTGCAGTTCAAGATTATGTAGCGCCTGAAGCTAGCCGCATGCAGTCTGAATTTATGCAGAGCATGCGTAATGTTTTAAATGAACAGCGTGACCGTTTACAGGAACTTGTATCACCTAAAGGCAAAGAAATATCTGCTAACTTAGAGCAAGCAGGCAAACAAGATATTTGGGGGCAGATTAAAGATACAGTAAAAATAATTAAAGATAGTCCGTCTGTTGTGCCTGAAACTATGTTGCAGTCCGTACCTGCAATGGCGACTCTTTTACCTTTTGGTAAGCTTGGACGGTTAGCCGTAGGCGGTGCAGAAGGTGTACAGGCTTACTTTGATGGCGTGTCGCAAGCTATAGAAAAATTAGAGAAAGCTTCTCCCCAAGAAATTGAAGCTGCATATAAACGTAATTTCCCTGATGGCACTGAATCTACTCTTGATAATAAAAAAGCTGAACTACTCGGTTTAATGAAGCAAGGACTTGCGCCCATTGTACTTACTACAGGGTTAACTAGCGCAGCGCTTGGTGGTATGGAAACCAGCTTGTTTAAAGAACAAGCTAAAGATATTGTAGATAAAGTAGTTCTTAAACGCATTAGTAATACAGTAGGAAAAGCTGTTAAAGGCGGAGTAGAAGAATTTATTGAAGAAGGTACTCAAGGCCCCTTTGAAGCTTTATGGGGTAACGTCGCTGAGCGTGTATTAAAACCAGATACTCCGTTAACTGAGGGTGTAGGTAGTCAAGGCGTTTTAGGTGCGATTTCTGGTTTAGGTTTTGGTACAAGTATTGGTGGCGCGCATGGGATCACGCGCCCTGTTGTATCTAAAAACGCACCTACTCCGCAGAATGATACTGAAAAGAAAATTGTAGAGAATGTACCGCTCCCCGATTTCTTGGGTAAGACTATCGACGAGATTGAGAAAGAACAGGGGCTAGTTCCAAAGGGATTAACGCCCGAGGAAGAAGTTAAAGTTAAAGAGGGAGATATTACTCCCGATATTGCACAAAAAATAATTGAGGCTGGACGTGAAAAAATTGCTGAAGCAATCCCGAACCCCCCAAGCGTCATCAACGGAGAGCCAAATAGTACAGGGACTATTCCCACCGCGCCAAACGTCACAACAACTCCTACAACCGAAACGAATACTCCGAGAACCACAGCAGAAGCGCCCATACCACTTTCTACCCAAGAACCCATTGCTGCGGGACGTGGTACAACAATTGGAGAAGGAAGTGAAGTACGCCCAGTCCCAGGGAGCACAAGTATCGTCGGAAGAGGTATTGAAAGCGGCGTTGGGGAGCCTGTACAACGACCCGGCAGTGATGGCACAAATACAAGCGGGAATGCCGAAGTATTAAATAAAAAAGATGTACAACAATTATTGCGAGATGCGTATAATTATGGGAACGTTTTATCAACACAACCAAATACTGCGGCTAAAGCTCAAGAATTAAAAGATTTAACTGCTCAAATAACAGCATTAGAAACGCTCGCAGCCAAAGATGTATATACTGCGGAAGATAAAACTGTATTTGATAAAATAAATCAAAACTATGAAAGCGTTGGACGCGATCGTTCTTTTATTAGTCGTTATAATAATGGCAAAGAAGTTAGAGATAGTTTAGGTGATAATGCTATTCCACGTACTTTTGTTCGTAGTGAATTAGATAATTTAGTCAAAGCTTTTGATAATGGTAAATTAGATGCAGATGGACTTGCAACTAAATTAGAAAATTTATCTACTAAACTTACACAACGAGCAGATGCACGTGAAGGACTAAAAAACCCGCGTGTTCGTGGGGAGCTATTTTTCCGTGAAAAATTATTAAATGCATTGCGTCGCGGATTTATATCTAAAGAACAACATGATCTAGCATCATGGTTAGTGGACAAAAATCCTGCGCTAGTAAGTAAACTAGGAATTTCGATAGGTAAAAATAATACTAGTGGGCGTACTGCAGGATTTTATAATGTATTAAATAGAATTATTCGTATAGTAAAAAATAATCCAAATCCTGATGTTGTTGTACATGAAGTTCTTCATCATACCGAGCGTATGATGCCAGTAGAATTACAGCAAAAAATAGTAGAGTTGTGGAAAAAAGAATTACTAACTACTATAGATCAAGCAGCTAAAGCCAACGATGTTTCTAAAGTAGATCAGTTAATGACTATCTTTAGAGCTTATTTTTTACCTTCTGCATCGCACGATAAAAAATTAGAAGCGTTACTTGATAATTCTGCTTTTGATTATAGTTTGTATCAATATGTAAACCCCTCCGAATTTTGGGCGGTTAATGCTGCCGATATTATTTCTAAACGTGCAAATGAATCTTGGGTTCAAAAAGCTGTGCAGTGGCTAAAAGAGTTCGCAGAAAAAATAAAAAGTATATTAGGGCTTGATAATAAACATGTATTGATTGCAGGATTAAATAATGTTCTTCGCGGAGAAGGCGAGTTTGTAAGCAGAAAAATGCTTACAGAGAATAATATCGCTTTTGATGTTACTAAGGATGGTTCAAATGAAAATGAAAATGCCCGACCCGAAGTCCAGCAATCCAACACAAACAATGCAGGGGCAGGGCAAAGTGCCCAAGTTCCCGCAACCACGAATCCCGCTGAATATGCCGTATCTGGGAGTGGCGAATCTACCGCAGCAAAAGGGACTGGGGGTATCGAGTCGAACGCTCCCACGGGGGAGAAGCCGGTAGGCGGAGGTGTAAATACTAGTCCTGCTAAGCCTAATATCGTTGTTAAAGATAAACAGGGGTTACTACAGTTCCTTCTTGATGATTATTATTCTGTTCAACAGCTTGTAAAAGGATTAGCTGCAGTCTCCCCCGTCGCTGCAAAGTGGTTGCATGAACAAGATGTATTGCTAAAGAGTCAAGTAGTTAAGGGAATTAATGAAGGTAAAGAACGTTTTTATGAACCAATAAAAAACAAGTACCTTGAACTGCAAAAACGATTTGGTACTACCAAAGAAGAATTAGACTCCATTGTTACTGCAATTACAGGTAGGAACAAAGCGCTGTACTACCTTAACAATAATAAATTGCAGGAGCCTGAGCTTATACAAAATGCGAAAGATGGTTTGCAAGCAGCAGAAAAAATTATCAACGATATAAAAGCGAAGAACCCTGCGTTATTTGACGTAGTCGTCAATGAACTTAATCCATTGATGAAAACGTTTACGGATCATCTTGTCGATGAGATGTTACGTTATGGTCGCATCGATGAAGCTACTGCAGAAGAATTTAAAAATAAATTCGCTAATCAAGATACTGACTACGGACTACCCTATCTCCCCATGCAGTATGGCGAAGATGCCACTGCGTTTAAAAAAGAAAAAGGACTTTCTTTCATTGGGGATAATCCTGTAGAACGTCTCGTAACGAATTTAACACAGATCACCGTATGGGGCGAAAATAATAAGTTTAGGCAGCAAATTTACAAACTTGCTCTTGCGTTAAACGTTACCAATAAAGATGGTAAAAAACTCCTCGTACCGCAACCCAAGACTAAAGTTATTAAAGATAAAGATGGCAATGTATTTTTCGGTTACGGAGTAGATGCGCCTTCTGAAAAAATGATCCCTGTATGGGAGAATGGAGAAGTTCGGAATCTTGAAATTCGTGATGAGGCTATGCTTGATGCATTGAAAAAACAACAACATAATCCTTTAGATAAAGAACGTCTCACTGCCACGCAACTTACGTTGTTATCTACGGCAGAAAAAATGCTTCGCGCACCCACGCGCGGGCTTGCACGCGCCTATACTGCATATTCTATTACGTTCGCTGCGACTAACTTCTTTCGTGATTTATCTTCGTTACTGGCCTATATGCCGAAGGGGATTAGTCGCTCCGCTGCATTGAAAAGCTACCCCAAAGCGTTTCGTACTGCATTAAATACGTCCTCTCCCGAGTATAAAGCGATCAAGGACTCCGGGGCGTTAGTATCCTACCGCGATATTTATAATCTTGGTAGTGCGAAAAAATCATTAACAAAAGAGTTGCAAGGGAAGAAAGACGTCGGAGATTATATTGATAAAGCGGATGATGTATTATCCTATGTCTCCCGTGTACTAGAAGATACTACCCGTATCGCAGTATTTTTTGCAGCTAAGGAATCGGGAAAGACTGACCGCGAAGCGGCGGTTGCCGCTAAAGAAACTACAACGAACTTCGAGCGTAGCTCCAAAGCGTCCCGCGGCCTCGGTTTCTTATATCTTTTTGCTAATCCGTCTATCCAAGGTGGCCGTACCCTCGTTCGCAATCTTCGGGATAATCCAAATACATTACAAGTAGGGGTGGCCCTTGGCCTCATTGGCTTTTTAGCTTCTATGTTTGGTAACGCTGACCGTGATGATGATGGGCAATCTAAATATAAAAAGATTCCTACGGATAAACGTGATACTGGTGTTGTCTACGGCGGTGTAAAAATACCACTACAGTACGGTGTAAATCTTCCCTACGTTATGGGCAACATTATCGGAGACATTATATCCGAAGGATACCTGCGTAAAGCACAATCAAAATCTAATCTTGCAGAAGAATCCAAGGATGGCGCAGTTCGATTGTTTAATAATTTAATAAACGTATTTTCCCCTATTGGATCGCCAAAACTTAGCCCTATCGAGTCTCATAAAATAGGTATTGGTGAATATCTAGTACGTTTAGTTACACCGATTATGCTGCAGCCTGCAGTAGATATAACGACTAACCGTACTACCTTCGGACAAAAGATTGCGCCGTTTAATAACGATGACGCTTTCAAACGCGGTGTACCTGATAGGTACAACTATACTCGCAATATAGAACCAAGGTACAAGGATGCTGCGAATGCAGCCTATGACATTGCTGGTGTAGATGTATCTCCGTCTACGTTGCGCTATCTTGAAAAGTATCTCACTGGCTCCGCTGGTGAAGATTTAAAGTCCGCTATAGAAGCATTTACTACTGGGGAATTGAAGCTAAAGTATGAAGGTCAAGATCGCCGACCCGTCTTAAAAAGTTTTACTGCAAATCCTGCACCGTTTGCCGATCAGACTGATTTTGAAAATGCCTCGTATGAATTAGCTTCTATACTTCGTGATTTTAAAGAGAAGCCGACGCCAGAGAAACGAGAGAAGTACGGAGCATTGTTACCTGTAGCCATGCAGTTTGCACAATTTAACGCAGAAAAAACGAAGTTATTAAAAGGGTATGGTAAAGCTGCGGATCAGGGCTACGCCGACATATATGCTGCACCGCAAAAAATAATTACTCAGCGTCAGAAAGACTTATTAAAACGTTATAGAGAGGCTAAAAATGGATAGTTATTTTAATAAAATATATAGAACTCCTACGTGGGAAGTATACTGCAAACAAACTAACCTACCTTGGGATAGCATAAAATCTTACGTTTTATTTCCAACTATAGTATTTGAACGTACAGAACTAAGCTTTAGCATAGCATTTTATTTAATGAATATTACCTGGGGATTTAGATACTATGGATAAAATGCAAGATGTATCTCGCTGGCGTATTCTCTTTGGTATGGCCGCTGTCACTGCATGTTGTATGCTTACCGCGCTGTTTATATTCAACGGCGAATCAGATGGACGATTCTTTACGTTGTTCTGGAAATCGGGGTTATTTCTCTGGGGTAGTACATTAGGATTAATTGCCTCTTATATTACTATGCGTTTTAAAATTACTGATTTATCTCCGCCATTTCATGTGTTTGCGCGTGCAGTATATGTAATTGGTGGTGGCCTATGCATGTGTCTCGGTGGTTAGTGCTTGCTTACTTGGCCACGTCATGCTATACTGCTCACGCAGGGTACGAAGCTTGTCTTAAACATAGAGCGCTTATCACGCGAGAAGCGAATCTAAAATTCGGAGCCACCGCCCCCGTCCCCGCCATTACTGGTATGTTCTTTCAAGAGTCTCAATGTAATCCCTTAGCAACAAATCCCGCTGATGGCGGGGCAGGTATAGGGCAATTAACCGGAAAAGAAAATATAAAATGGATTTCAGAGCAAAGCGGGGTTAAACCCCTAAACCCATATAATATAAACGATAATGTCCGTGCGTCTCTTTGGCTTTTAAAATATAACTATGACAGAATTCCGGGTTCCGTTCCTTGTCAGAAAATTGGGGCTGCGTTGTCTGCTTATAATGGCGGCCTTGGTTACGTCCTTGCTTCTTATTCCGTCAGTAATTCTAGCTATTGGTTTTATACTACTGAATACCTAAAGGGGGCTGGTAAACAATCCGCAGGGAATTTTGCTTATGCTCGTTCCTACCCCCGCAAAGTTCTTTTTAAACATCAGCCAAAGTATGCTTCGTTAGGTACAACGTTGTGTACGGAGTATAAGGAATATGGGAAATGAATGGGCGCATCGAATTTATATTATCGAGGGACGGTTTAGAAGCCGCCATCAGCTACGCGAAGCAAACACTTCTTGTGTATAGAAAAGCTCTTGCGGACCCGAATCATTTTGCTACCGCAAAAAAGTATCGTAGAAATTTTATTATAGCTTGTATAGAGTGCCGCGATTATCTACGAAGGAATAAAGCATATTATGGGAAATAAACTTCTAAGTATTACAGTCAACGCAAAAGATGGTCGTAAATTCTCTTTTGATTTCTATGGAGATACTAAGTACCTTCAAGAATGGCGAGACGCTGGACTACAAATTGATGAAGTAGTAAATACTATTCCTGAGTGGGTAGTAGATATGGGATTATTACGACCCTGGTGTTTCATGCAGGATGTATTTAATTTTAAAAATCCTTGGGGGAAAGACTAGATGGAAGCTAAACTAATCGTCGGCCTTGTAGCTGGAGCTTGGTTCTTTGTGGCCAATGCTGGCGCAGGCTATTTTGGATATCACTGGTATTTACAACGTGGCGAAATATCTTCTTTAAAGGAAGAGAATAAAAAAGTTAACAATACTGTTGCTACGCAACTCACTCAATTAAATGAATTACAAACTGCGAATCAAAAGCTCTACCAACAAGGTGTTATCGCAGATAAAAAACGTAGAGAAGCAGAAGCAAAGTTACAACCCGTTGTACAGCAGAATCAAGATTTTATTCGGCAGTTGGAAACGACTACACCCAAGGACGTGAAAGATGATTACGCAAACGCTAAAATCGTTGTTGGTAAGTTCATTGATTATCTGCAGCAGTTGCGTAAGCAACCCAGTGAAGGAAAATCCTCCTCCGCTCCCAGTAGCGAAAGATTGCACGAAGGGTTTACCTACGCCTCCAACGCTCAGAAGCTATTATATGAATAAAGCGGAACCGCTTGCGCAACAGGTAGTAAAAATGTCCGCTGATATTCTTGATTTAATAGACTATGCTGCAAAGTTGGATGCGGTGATCGAGGGATGTAAATGACAAGCAAAGAACTTGAACCCCCTGCATTCTGTAAAGAAATGCTAGAGCAATGGGAACAACGAATCGATAAACAGAATCCGTGGTATTCAGAAGAAAATCTAAAAGAAAAAGCGCAAAAGCTCGCCGATACAATTGATGAAGCAGTATTCCAAGATATAATGAAAGGAACCTATAAATGAACGCCGAACTCCTGAACGCAGCACAGAAATTAATTTCTATCGCGCTTGCCCCGACGCTTGACAAAGCAGCATTAAAAGAAGTTATTAATGCAATTAATAAAGAGGGTAACTTTCTTGCGGATGTGATAGACCTTACCCCAACTGGCCCGATTCAGATGTATCAGTTACCGCAAGGCATGCAATCCGGTTCATCCGCTATTCGTCCTGATTTAACACTTGGCGCATATACTCAGGGATACATCAGCGGTCCGGCGTTTGCTTGGTTTGAAAATAATGTTAAACCTATTTTCAACGACTCCTATGTACTTCGTTTAGTCAACGATCCTTTTTCTTTGGTATATCAAGGTAACCTCTGGTATCGCCGCGACTACAACGAAAATCAATATAAAGAAATTACCCATAAACTTATAAGCATTCAGGAGGTCGCCGATGTTTGGGAAACTGATCCAAAGTTTGAAGTGGCTAAACAACACGCTGGTTCTTAACTCCGTTTCGCCGTTGTATAGGTTCGCTGATTTTTTTTATATTGAATGTGCTATATGCCTCTTTTATAGAGGATTTCTTGCGGGCTTTCTTTTTGGGGGTAGTTTGTGGCTACTAAAGATATTTCTGACAGGCAAGTTTTAGAAGCATTCGTTAAATATCATAAAGCTAGAGACGTTGCTTCAATACATACTCCCGTTAAATGGCCTTATGAGATACTAATGGAAGAAACAGGAGAATGTTTTAAAGTTTGTTATGCTGCAATGCAACGCGCTCCGAACAGAGACTTAATAGATTATGGAGTTAGTCTTAGAACTGCATGGTTGACCGAAAAAGGATTGGAGAAGCTAAATGAAAATGTCACGCTTTGATAAGCTAGCAAATAAGTTAAAGAAGGAAGGGGTAAAAAAGCCAGATGCGCTTGCCGCTTCTATCGGCCGCAAGAAATACGGTAAAGAAGGTTTTGCTAAGCTTGCAGCAAAAGGCAAGAAAAAATAATGTGGACAGTCTGCGTAGCGGATTTTGGTACTGACGGTATAGCGGTACAGACCGCGATTGATCTTGCTTACTCACGTGGCGGGGGTATAGTTTCTATATCTCCCAATGTCCGCTATACTATCAACACAAACATAAATGTAAAGCAAGGGGTTACCTTACAAGGTGACTATCCTCCTACTCCGTTTACAAATATTTTTACTCGCGGCGGTGTCTTTGTTTTAAACTCTGCTAATACGATCGCGATGGAGGCAGGCTCCGCGCTTAAAGGTTTTGCAATTATTCGTTCTGGCCTTGTAAACTCAAGTGATCCTGCATTTAATGCAAATTGTGCTGGCACCGCAGTAACTATAACAAACGCATCTCCTGGTATTCTTTCGGATATCGAAGTATCTGATATGTTTATTATGGGGTTTGCACAGGCGGTTACTACTAATAATGCAGGTAGACTTTTTATTTCCCACATAGTAGGAGATAATCGATCAGGCATTTCTATTGAAGCATCACTAGATGTAAGTCATATAGATCATTGTCATTTCTGGCCTTATGGTACTACGGGTACAGCAGGTGGCGCATTAAATAATCGTAGCGGAATAGCCTATCAAATAATTGGTCCCAACGATTGGGGCGATATAACTAATTCCTTTTGTTTTGGATATAGTGTAGGTTATTTTATAGACTCTGTACATACATTTGATTTTGTGAACTGCGGAGCGGATAACACCGCACTTAACCCTGGGTCGATAGGATTTAGCTCTACTAACTGCATTGCTCTTGCATATACTGCGTGTAAAGCTGCAGCTAATGCCATCGGATTTCAATCTGTTTCTGACGTTGATTTAGTTACTATGACTGGCTGCCGTTCGTGGGCTAATAGTTCCACTGGCATAAAAAATAATGGTTCTATAGTTAACATGTCTGGATGCAGTGTATTTGATAATACGACTTACGGTGTAGACGTTATAGCTGCCGGCGTAAGTTATTTTACTTACGGCGGGTTCCACGGGAATGGAGCCAATACACACACCGCAGGCGGCGGTGTAATTACTGTGGTTTAAAAATTGAAAAGCCCGCGAAAGCGGGCCTATTGTAGTGCGCCTTTGGGCCGGGTTACTCTGGCCCTTTTTCTTTTAGGTGTTCATGTGGGTCAAATACAAATCCATCCTCCCCTGTTAACCAAGCTACAGTAATATTATTTACCTGTGGATACCCTCGTTCGCTTTGGCCAGTATAAATTCCTGCACCTACAGGAGAATTAAGAACTTTTTCGCCAATACTCATTTCTGTTTTCATTAATATCTCCTTATTGCATTAAGTATCTAGCTTGCCATTTTGCATCTTCTAGGGCATTGTGTAAATAGTCGTTCTTGGGCATATCTTTAGGGAATAAGTTTTTGTAGGTTCTAAAACAGCGCTCATTCCAAAATTTCCAAGGTAGAGCTATATCATAGTGTCTATAGTGATTTGCGAGAATAGGAAAATCGAACGAAGCTCCGTTTGCCCAAATGATCCCGTCTGAATCACTTCCAAGTAAATAATTATGCAATCGAAATAATGCTTGAACTATATCGCATTCTCCTTTAAACGTTTCACCCGCAACATCTTTCTTCTGTTCTATCCAGAATTTTACAGTGTTAAAATCTACACTAAAATTTTTGGTATCTGGTATACAAGTACAATAAAATTCTGTACCAAGTTCCTTGGACTTTAAGTTAAATTCCACCGCTCCTATAGCAATAATTGCTGCATCCGACTGTGTTCCAAGAGTTTCAATATCAACCATGATTTGTTTCATAAGTTCTGCCTCTCTGCTCACTTTTTGACCAACCTAGGAACCCTGCCACTGCGCCGTTGCTGCCCTGCCCATAGCATCATGAGCGTCAGAAAGAGACTCGCCTGTAGAGCGTTGTAGCGAGTCTGTAGAGGGTGCGCCGTAGACCCGCTCCGGGTGCGGGGTAGATTGAGGGGTTCCGTCAACTGGGGTTATGGTCGTATTGCCAATATAGGTAATGTCGTGGTTCGTTCGCTTAATCTCTACCCTTGGACTTCTTTTAATTCCAAAATTTTCATCTCCAAAGTATTCCCCCGGTAATAACGTAGCTTCCCTCTTCTTAATTTCATCCTGCAAGTACCATACTGCTTTCTTTAAATCATCAATCCCTTCTTTCAGGTCCGCTCTCCAAACGTATTTAATTACGTTACCAAGATTGAACCCCATGTGGCGTGTAATATCGATGCATTCAATGCCAGAGGGATGTGAGGTATAATGTTTTGGATTATTAATTTTATCTGTGGCGTCGGGGAGTTTTACACGTTCCATTTTTCTAATTCCTCTTCGCTGTATATTGCACCGTTAATAAAATAAACATATTTGCCATTGATAAAGTCAACAGCTTTTACTACTCCATGTTCAGGAAAGTATGTACCAATACTAAATTTATGCTCTGGCACCTCTACAAAATCTTCCTCGCAAATATTTATTAGAGGGCCGCCACCCTCTAATGTAATTCCATAAACCCATTTATTGTTTTGCCAAGTCTGGCAAACTATACGATATTCTTCGTCATAGGCGGTTAGTCGGAATAGTCCTCCTAATTTATATTTTGGTGGGTATGTAGGAATCGCTGTTGGTTTAATTTTAATCATTGTATCACCCTCTTCTTTCCCTCTGCCTCACGGAGACGTTTAACAATCGTCTCTACTTCATCGAAGAACTGACTTAATTGCACACCCTCATACTTACGTCGTAAGTATACCATCGTTACCCCCAACATTAAATTAACAAATTCAGAGTCCGTTTCTATTTTACATATACCATGTGCAGCGCCGATACAGTTCATCATGAACGTATTCATACGTCGGAAAGCTTCTTCGTCAGAGACTATATCTACACCGCCTGAAGTAACGATGGTTGGTTTTTGTTTAAATTCCATTGCACATCTCCTCTACAACTTCTTCTACTGGATCACCAATATCGAAAGTGATTATTTTAGCAACTTTGTACTCTAGTACATAAACATCGTCCATAGCGTGCATCCTAATTATTTCTACATTACTCGGTAAAAGTGCCTTAATCTTTTCTATTAACGTCACTCTTTTCTCCATAGGAACAAAGCTTTTACGTTACCTCGAATACCCGGCCTATGTTCAATCTTACCTTTGTCCGCTGCATTAAGTAAAATAGAACGTATGCGGTTTATCCATGTTGAATCTTCTGGTACATTTAGTAATCTAGCTATTTTAACGTAGTCTACCCACGTATCTTTTGGGACTGCTTCAGATATTTTATCAAAGGATAAATATATTCCTTTCCTATGTTTTACTTTAGGCACAACTTTTTTCTTTTTTGCAGCAGAAGCCATTAGGAGCTTAACGTCTAGCATCAGCTATCCTTTTAGCGTGCTGCATCAATGCTTGCAAAACTTCTTTCATTAGAGATATATCTTGTGATACAGGCTCGTCATTTACAAATATATCATGCTCTTTAAAAGCTACTTTACCAAATCGAAAAGGATACTCCACAATTACAGGCGCAGCCTTCTTAAAAAAGGCAATCAAAAAATCATATACTTTATGGTAATCTTCAATAGTCAATACCGAACATAGATCAAAGGCTACGCTTTCCTCATGAACATGTAGAGTATGTCCTTCATTTTGAAGGATTAACGGCACATTGGAACAGGTGTTAATCAATTTTATTCTCCTCCAAAATGATCACATTCTCCGAGTAAAGAGCTATATTCATCACATACTTATCCAATATGTTTAAACATGAATTTAAATAAAGTACCGTCACGAGAATCTTCCATTGTCACCAAAGCCCCGCTAAACACTTGACTAAAAGCGGAAACCAGTTCTTTGTGAGTTTCACAACATAGATAGTAGTATGTGCTCATTCTACCCCCACTTTACAATAATCTTTATCTTTAACTATTTTATCATGCATCCTCATCACCTTTCTTTACACTAAAGATTACATTTCTTCCCTTAATATCTGTCCTTAAACTGGTGCCCTTACACAATGAACACCCGTCATCGTAAGATACTAATATCCCTTCCTTTTTTGCCCGATCATAGAAATCTTTTATTTCAATATTATTAGCAGTACACCATTTGTTAAACATGCTCCGTAGTACCACCATTTTGTTTGTGTCAACCTCGAAGCGAATAAAGAATCGTCCCCTCGGTTCACGTTTCACCAACCACCCTTTACTAAGTTTATCCTGCTCTACCTCAAGTGCATAGCTATAATTGTCTCCGTAAAACTGTGCAATTATATCGCTGACTGTGCGTACTGAATCTTTGGTGGATGCCCGAGCACGAGCAAGAATAATCTTCACCTGCTCTTTAAGCTTCCGTATGTCGTATGTCGTTATCCCCAAATTATTTGCAAGCTCACACCCAAACAATATCGCCGCCATACCTGCAAACCAGAAACGTTCATGGGGCTTAGCTTCAAAATGCTGCAACATTTTATTATGCAATGCCCGTACACCTGACTCAATCTCTGCTAAATTCTCTACACAATACTTAACAAATATATCAAGTGCCCATCCATGATTTGCTTTAATTGCTTCCGTAAGAGGTTTAGCTTCATGGAGTTGCCAAGGTGTAGACGCAAATTCTACTTCGATTAATCTTGCCTGCTCTGCATTTGAGTTTCCTTTATGATTGAGCAAAGACCCCACGAGTGACATGTTACTCGTAGTAATCCAAATATTGTTCCAGACGGTATCGTTAGCCCGCTCTCTACCATCTTGCATGGCGCGGTTCTTACCGCGACCGCTGCTTGATCCGTATACGAATTTACTAATCTCTTCTGGTGGTGCATTATGAATCTCATCAATGAATATGGGTAGAGAACTTAAAACTGCGCTACGGGTGTTTGTGGATATTTTAGTATCTTCCCAACGCATTTTTAATTTATCAGGGTCGCCGAAGGTGCTTTCAATCATTAACGCCGTCGATGTTTTACCCATACCGGATGAAGCGCCATAAATATTAACGACTAATGCAGGTTCATTTAGAAATTTTAAAAGTACGCTGCCAAACGCGGCACCACTAATTAATGCAGGTAGCTCCATACCTTCTTTACCAAAGTATGTATTAAACGCTTCACGCCATTCTGCATAGTTGCCTTTTTGTACAATATACTCTGCGGCAGGATAGCACTGTGGGGATGGTACAGATTCTTTAATTCCTCCGGGGGTATAGAGACGTTTACCAAGGGCAAAAGATAAATTATCTTCGCTCCATCCGAAGTGTTTTACCATCGGTGTATTAGCTTTTTGTTTATAGACTTCGGTAAGGTAAGCTCGCATATATGCTTTGATCCTTGGTATATCTTGGTTTACTACATACAGGCTACTGCGGTTCAATGCTTCCGCAATTTTGTCTGCTTTATCCAATTCAATTTTATTGAAGCGAATATCTGTCCATCTACCCCGCGGATTTTTGTAGGTAAATACAATTTGTCCTCCACTAATTTCTGATGCGTTAACATCGTCGTATACGTCTACCAAATATAACGGATACTGCAGAACGAATTCATGTTCGTAGGTTACATTACCTTCTTTATCTACTACTTCTTTCTTTAAGAATAATCCTTTTTCGCTGCCAAAGTACGGTTCAGGAATCGGCGGTAATACACGCTCCTGTACAATCTTGACGCCGCCTATTACATCTACTATTTTTACAACTTGCGGAGTATTTTCATACCCCAATACAATCGGAGATTTTATTTTACCCCAATGTGGGCAGCTTGTACATACTCCTGCTTTTGCCGTGTTAAAAGTTGTACATAGGGCAGGGGCGCCTTTGGCACCCGACGAAAAAACATGTTGTATTTTCTTATCGACTGCACCCGCGTCGTATCTTGCTGCGTCATTACTACTAAATTCGTGACATACTTCCTTACCATTTGTCGTATGAGCAAGTACCGTGATCCCATGAAACCAAAGTGGCTCTGGAACTTGAGATTGATTTTTACTACACCATTGTAATTGAATACATTCCGAAAGTATCTTAGATGAATTACTGGGCGGGTAATTCTGCTCTCCCTCATCCTTAAAAATCGGCGTCGCATCAAGAAGTTGTTTCGGTATAATCGGGGCATCAATGTATCCTATCGCTTTCTTAAATTCATCTAAACTTATATCTTCACAGTCACGTATAAGCTTTACAGGGAGTGGACGATCTTTTACTTTATAGTTTAATGTTTCTACAGGACGTAGTACGGATGCTGCATCCGCAGTTCTTTTTGTATCAAAATTAAACCCCGCATCTAAGAGTAAAGCTTTTAACGCTTCTGCAACGGGACGCCATACGGCGTAGTCAATCTCCTCAGTGAGCGTCCAGTAGACGTGTATACCCCATCCCGATTGAATAACCATCGGGGGCGGCAGATTCTTACGTGCTACTAATTCATTTAATGTGGCAAAAGCTTCTTGTTTAGATTCGTATTCGCTCTCTTTCTTGGGCTTATCAGGTTTCTTACCATCTAAGTCTATCCAAAAAGATTTAAGTTTTGCTACGTTAGCTGTAGTTCGTAGCCCCTTTTTTAGTGTGCCATCCTTAAATGATGCTAGTGAAAAATAGGCGTTTTGTCCGTTATTAGAAAATCCTCTAACAAGATTGGCTGCATCACTATAATCAGTATAATTAAATTGGATAAACTTATTTTCATCATTTAAGAATGCGACTACTTTAGTTCCTTCAGCGGGAACTACCCTCCGAAGAAACTGATCCGCATTCATTGACATATTTTACCAATATAGAGTTTAATGTTTCATCATTGGACGGCAGTTGTTTTGTTATTAATCCATACTTAACAGCCTCTATATATGTCTTTAGTTTATTAATAAGCCCCCGAGAATTAGGAGAACTTTCTCCATACCCCCAACGATATAGCGTAGCATCGGAGATACCTGACCAATAAGCTACATCAGAGATGCGAAATTTAGCTTTGCATAAAGCGTAGTATACAAATACTACCCCAACGTTTTCCTCCTCTAAGTCGATGGCTTGAATACGCTTGAATTCTTTGGTTATTCTTTCAAGAACATTTACATTCATTTGGCTCTTTCTGCAAGAATTATGTCCGCAAATTCGTAAGCTTTTTTTTTAGCGATTTCTTGAAGAGATTTATCTTGAGTTATTGCAGGTATAATCGCCAAGGCAAATTGGTCACGTAATTTAGCTACATAGTTTCTACTTGTTATACAAATTTCTTGGATATATTTTTCTCGTTCAGTCATTTCCATTCCTTTAATAAGTGTTGGTTTTGTGGGCGTAGGGAAACCAACAACCTATACAAACTAACTTCTACCCTTTGTTAGTTTTTTGCGAAGGACAGGAACTAATAAACTAACAAACCTGCCTCGAAAGCTAGCTGCTACCTAGCCGCCTTCTAATCATCAAAGTTTTCCAGCTTCGCTTTAATCGCTGCAACGTCGATGGGTTTAGCGGCAACTGGCGCTTGCGGCGCCTGTTGTACTGGCGGTGCTGTAAACCCTTGTGGAACTTGTGGCGCCACTGGCGCCGATACTTGTGCGGCCTGCATCTCATCAAATCCGGGGTTAGTTGCTACCCCTTCATCAATAATATTCTGTACCTCTTCACTCTGGCTTACTTCGTGGGCCTTTAGCATTTGCTCTTGAGTCAGCCATGCGTTAGGTCCAGCGATGCCAAAGAACAATTTAGGAACAGAGGAATTTGTATCGAAGGATACTTTAGTTTTAATGATGCGCGGGTCTACGCCATTTGGCAAACCCGGCCGTCCTTGGCGAAGATACTCAATATAACCTTTTAGGCCGAATTGATTTTGTGCAGGATTGCCATCATCAAAAAGACTTTGTGCAGAAACGTCAAGAGCGTACACTTTTGACAAATCGGTCGGCGCAACTACGATACGCTTTTTGTATGCACACGCCTTAGTCTGCTTCCCACCAATAGATTTGCCGCTCCCTTTTGTATCTTGCGGGCAGCCTGCGCATTTAGCACTCTGTTTTTCTTTCGCATCTGCTGCAGGTGTTTTACCGTCTTTGGAATAACAATCGGGCGCGGCTTTACCTGAAGGGTCGTAGGCTTGTTTATAAAACACGCGGCCAACATTCGCTGTACTACCGACAATTACAACTTCAAGTTCACGGCTAGGATGTACTCCTACTTCTTTCCCTTTTTCAATAAAACGAAACATACTCCCTTTGAGGGAGATGCGAGGGGCAGATTCATCACCCAACGACAATGCATCAAGCAGTGATGCACCCGTTTGAAAAACGGCAGGCAGCGCAAAATTCGGTACAGTAAGTTCGTTCATTTATTCACTCTCCGCTTCTTCAATAGATTCAAGTTCTACATAACCTTCATAATTCGCATCGATATACTCTTCTGCAACTGATACGGCAGCGTCCTCATTTTTTGCCTCCACTACAAATTCATCATAAAAAACAACCTTCACTTTATACTTTTTCATTTCATTTCCTCAATCAAAATAACGTCGGATACATCGGGGATTTCCCAGGCAAGTTCTTCGGCTTCGTCGATATCTGAAGCTTTTATTTCATGGATTTCAGTCCATGTATTCTCGTCCCCAGGTTCCTCCATCACTACGGTTACTTTATATTTTTTCATACAAAACTCTCGGGCTTAGTAATACTACGAATTCCCTGTGCTGATTATCCATTTAATTTTTCCTCTTCGACCATCGGCATATCCTGCCAAACAATTCCGTTTTCAGTTAACAGTGCGCCTTGAAGGACGACACTACCATCAAGTTTTTTACATAGGCGGTACTGGACGTAGATTAGAGTGATACGAGTTTGTTGTTCCATTTTATTTATCATCCTGAATAATTTCTACACTAAACCAATAGCAGAAACTCGCAACCATTTGTTTATCGATATAAAACATAAGTCTACCCTCAACTATGTCTACAGATTCCGCACGTACTACTTTTGAACCTTTATCGAGACTGACTCTATACTTGTGTATCATGGTTAATTCATTATCCTTTTCTAATTTTTTACATACTGCCCATTGCTTAAATGAAGCTATAGATTCTTCATTTAAATAAAAATCGAGTATGCCGTCGCTAACAATAAAATGTTCAGCTTCTACTGTTACCAAACAGCTTTCGTATTTTTTCTCTACAGGGTTTAAACTTATTGATACGACAACTTCGTACTTATTCATGATAATTTAATTTCCTTTACTGAGGTTGAATTCACAATACTCTCTGTAATTAATCCTGACAAATCCTTATTACTTGTATCTTTGTACGTTTTATATGCCTCCTCTAAAGCTAGGTTCGGTGTCTCGGCTTCTACATCAATAGCATAAGTTACGAAACAACGGAGATAGACTTTGTAGTAGCTCATGATAACGCCCAAGCCCATCGAATCAAAAAGATTGAAACTGCGATAGTGGCGCCAACAACTAGTATTACTCCTCCCAATACGCGCCGGGCCTGGGCCAGCCCGGCCAAAGCAAATAACGTGGTTAGTACGTATTTAGTATCTTCATTAAGTTTAATCATGCTCTTCTCACTTGTATATCCATCTCGTTACTGACGTTAAGTCCATCAGGTACTACCCCATTGTTTTGCTCCATAAACTGCTCTACACCAGACTGCAACACCCGTTTCTGAAAGAACATCATCATACGTTCCCATCCATTTTCACCGTGCTTCACTGCTTCATTCCATACAAATCGTCCATATGCGTTCCAATCTGCACCCACAAACTTCCTTTTAATTACAATCGATGCAGTGCCAATATCCTTGACTTTGAACTGATCGGTCCCTACGGCTTTTGCTTTATCAATGATAACTGTTTTAAGAAGGTCCAGTCGCTTTTCGTACTTCGCTTCCTTTGATTTAAGTTCGGCAGCAACTTCCGCTTTCTTATCCCGAAGTTTGATATAGTAGTCAATAAGTTCATCGACTTTAAGGGAATCTAGTTCTTCGTAGGTAGGTTCCATTATTTTTCCTCTTGCATTATAACTGCTTCAACGTTAAAGAATACACCTGTATTATTGTCCTCACTATCAAAGAATTCTACTATGCCACCGGCAATCCATGTAAATGCCTCTGCTTCAATCGTTGCCTCTTTACATTCACCGTATTGGACTAGATATTTCATTAAAGCACCTCATCATTTACGGATTCTATTAGTCCCCACTTAGTTGTTGTAGCAGGAATACTATTATCTTTTGTCGGGCACACAACGACCGTACTTACTTCACTTATTTTCATCATGACAGCACGGGCATCGTTTTCTAATAAAAAACTTCCGCTTTGATACATAAGTTGATTCAAAAAAGATTCGGCGCTACCATCAGCCATTGTGAATGTATATTTTTGACCTAGCTTATTAAAAATTGTTACAATTTTCATTACAACACCTCTTCTCTATAAAGATTAAGAATTTGTTCATGTGCTAATGCGTTATCTTTTAAAGCGTCATACAATTTTTTCTCCATCGAGTTAGCAACAATATGTATAATTCTCATACTAAGTTTTTGCCCCGGCCTGTTAATCCTTTCGTTAGCTTGTAAGTATGTCTCTGTACTAAAGATAGGTGCGAACCATATAATCGTATCCGCAGCAGTTAAATTTAATCCATGCGCTGCAGCTTCGGGATTCGCTACAATAATCTGTGGGTCATCTGCATTTTGGAATCTAGTTAATATCGCTCCACGGTTGGCGCCTGTAACGCTTCCGTCTATAATGGCTACAGTTAACCCGCATTGAGATGAAATATATTCGACGACCCGCTTTAATACTGCAGTAAATGGGACAAAAACGATGCACTTACTTTGGCTTTCTGTAAATATTTCGCAGAGCGTTTGTAACCGTGGCTCACAATCGAATTCGACTACCTGATTCTCATCGCCCTTTACAACACCACAAAGAACTTGCCTAAGTTTTCCAAGAATAACAGCGGCATTAACTGCGGTAATCTGTACTCCGGTCGAATGTATCATCGCCGCTTCAGTTTTTATTTTCTTATATGCAGCCTTTTGCTCATTAGTTAAACTGCATTCCCGATTAGTATATACGATAGGGGGTAGGTCAATTACATCTCGCTTTGCTACACGAAATGCAGGCTGCAAAGCAGCGAACACTTTTTCTTTTGAATCCGGGGTAGGTACGTATTTATAATTTGAATATGGGTGCCGACGCATCACCGAATTACGCCAGTGCTCTATGAAGGCCGGTACGCCTCTTGGATTGATGATCCTCGCTTGTGCCCATGCCTGTACCGGAGACTGTGCGCAAGGCGTCCCAGTGAGCCACCACACCCAGGCATTAGGGGGTATGATCCCTGATCGTTTCTTGTCGCCTACAAGGCACTTGTAGCGGTCTGTAGAGGCATCGGCGAACTTGCTGCCCTCATCCACGATGATCAAATCGAAGTCAGCGACAGCTAACCATTCTTGAATTACCTTAACTCCATCATGATTAATAATGTAGAAGTCTACGTCTTGCTGTAAAAGCTGTACCCGAGTAATTTTATTGCCGTGAAGAACTACGCGGTTACGATGTGGTAGGATATTAAAAATATGTTCGTCCCATACTTGCCAAAGCGTTGATAATGTACATAGAATCAACACTTTTTTTACAATCCCTTGCTGTAGCAAGTATTCCGCACTCCATAGTGCAGATGCCGTTTTCCCCGTCGCCATTTCAGAAAGATCAAAGGCGCGCATATGGGTGGTTAAAAAAGCGGTAGCGTCCCTCTGATGAACCATAGGCTCATGTTGACCCTTTATTTTAGAGTATTCGTAATAATAACGAATAGGTTCGTACCCTTGTAGGTTCGCGCCGCAATTACGCGCAAGGAAAAAATTCCTTGTGTCATGTTTAAAAGCGATGATGTTATCATCTAACATCTGCACGCGCCCGATACTTTGGATATATTTATTTGGATCACGGGTACGCAGTACCAACGCTTTATTATCTTTAATTACTTCAGGCATCTTCAACTTCAATAATATCAATTGTCAAGTCAAAAAGAAAATCAGTAGTATAATTTACACCTTTATCTAAAACTAATTGTTTGACTAAGTATTTAATTATTTGTTCTATATCGTCGGTGCTAATCATTTTTTACTCCTACTTAACAATTCATCCACCATAAAACTTACTGCCTCTAAGTTGTCCTCGTTTATTAAAAGCCAATATCCTCCCGCTTCCTTTATTTCATCTCTACGAATATCTTGTAACAACGTAGTTCTATTCCCGTTCGCTTTTGTTTCGATGCCAAGGTAACGTCCGTTTATACAGCAAATAAAATCAGGGACACCTCGCACTCCCATGCCTGTAGTTACTGGCATGAACCAAAAAACTTTTTTACCGTAGGAGCGGAGTATCTCGCGTACTTCACGTTTAACTTTTCCTTCGGGAGTCATTATAAAATATACCTTTATAAGTTATTTGAAAAATTCCTGGCATTGGATTATCAACTAGTCCTTGTTTTTTCAATACCCACAAATGTGTACGTAGGCGAGAACGATTTAGAAAAATATCTGAAGAGTTTAATACTTCATTAATTACGTCAAGTGACATGTGTTTTTTACTTAAAATTTCTAGAAGCGCATTCTTTATAAAATATTTCGGTCGCTTAGTGCTCATTGTTTCCTCAAAAAAGCAAACATACCATAGAACAAAAAGAACATCCCTGCACTCATCCATACGAAGGTCATAAATGCTAGCTTCCCTTCATACTGCGCGGAGTGAATACACATTAGAAGTCCTACAATCATATCATTACGATTCATAGTTCTTCTCCACCCACTCCATTATAATAGTCAATCGAGTTAGTAATTATGCGTCGGCATAGCTCTCTTGTCTTTCTTCCCATTACAAATTCTATAAGTTCTACAAACAAATAGTTCGAGCGCTTTTTCAAGTCTCTTTAGAATCTTTTGATTTGTCATGTCTTTTGTCCATTAAATTCACATGATGTAACCGGGCACCACTTACGACACAAGCCGCTAGGCTTTGGGATAAATTTATCGTTTGCTATAGCGCTCTCTACTGCCTCGAACCGACGTTTAAAATTATTCCAAAGCTCATCAACTTGCCGACGTAGTACAACTTCTTTTATTACATCATTATAACGAAAGAATACAAAGGCTCCACGCACATATTGTAGTTGTGGGAAATTAGCAAGAGCCAGTAATGCCATTAATGTAATTTGATCTGTTCGTTTTACTTTTCCTGTTTTCCAATCGAAGGCTCTTCCATGTATCCCATCTACTACCAAGTAATCTATAACACCACGAATGTAGAAGTTAGGATCGTTATATACACAAGGACGGAAGTCCTTATCGACTGCTAACCCAATTTCACAATAACGATCCCCTACAAATTCACTATCAATAGTAGCTGCTACATCCTCGTAATCTCTGAATTCCTCAGGTAGACAACCCCCGAAACATATGCGCTGTTCCATCGCTTCGTGAAACCGATCGCCATATTTAGATTCTTCTGAGGGTACAAACGCTACACTTTTTGCAACGTATCTCGCATGATACTGCCTCGGGCATGTCTCAAAATTATCTAATTTTGAGAAGGTGTGGGTTGTCATATTAACATCTCCTTAATCTTTAGTACAATTTCGTGTTCTGTAGGTAGTTTTAATATTTCTTTAAGTCGTTCTCTATCTTGCTTCATCGCGTCGGCATAACCGTTATTGTAACCACACATGTAATCGGTTAATCTATCTTCGTGCGTCATTTATTTCGCTTCCAAAATAGTTTGCATGGCTTCTACTAATTTTTCCATATCTTCTTGAGAACCATTTATACGCATTGTCCCACTACAAATACTATAATCTGTTCCGCCTGATGAGTACTCGATTTTTATAACAACTACTTTATCCCCGTTCTTTCTCGTAAATATTACTCGACGATCTGTGGTAGTTTCAATTTTCATAGCTTTTCCACCTTTGCAAATTCATAATCAAGCCAAGCTTCAATATCATTGAATCCATGTTTTTCTGCTTCGCATAACAGCCAGTTAATGCTACCTCCTACCGACGGGGTATCCACTTTTATTTCTTTGATTGTAGCTATACGTTTATCTACGTACTTTTCATCGCCCCAAGAAATTTCCAAATCTTTTACACGAATCATTTTTCTACCGTCATTTATTTGCATAAACTCTAACTTCGATTTTCCCATTGTCTTTTAATCTCTTTCAGGGCTACGCCATAATCACCTAGAAACGTCTTAAATAGTTTGCCTTCATACTCCCCACACCATTTATAGATGTTATCATACCAGTATATCCTTACCCCCACCGCACGTAGTAAATGTTCTAACGAATTTGGTATAGTCTCCTGCCACGCAGCTAGGTTACTCTTCGCTATTTGTACGGTTTTAAACCCGCTACAGCGGTAGGTGATGCCATCGAATTCAGCCTCGATAAATAGAGTGTTATCCTCGTTAAGTCCGAATGGCATCTTGATAGTATTTTATGAAGGCTAAAGCTGAAATATACATTCTACGTATATCGTAAGTCGCTTTACGTTTTACTTGGCTTAAAGATATATGTGAATATAAAGTGGGTTCACGCATTTTCAATGCAGTAGCAATGGCTTTCTGCAAAATTTCTTCTGGATTACCGTTACTAGAAACAAAGTTACAGTTAACTATTTCCCACAACCCGAACATAATGTACTTTTCAGTTCTAAATACTACATCGCCCTTCTCATCTGTTTTCTTAATAATCCGCAATTTCATCAACATTCTCCATAATTAACACCACACGATGCTTCGCAATCGATTGGCAACCCCGCCGCCCACGAAGGTAACGTCCTCATGCACTCCTGTACGTATTCCATCCCTTCCTCCTGCTCTACAATCGGGATCAACGCTCCAAGCGCGTCATACACAGAAATTACTACATCGTACCGTTTTGCTATCAACGCCCACTGGAATTTAATAATGTCGAACGCCAGTGATTGAATAATATTCTCAAGTACCTTGCCACCATAAATCTTACGGTCGCTTTTTAGTCTACCTTTTTTGACACTATACTTCCATTCCCCGTCCTCTTGACGCAGTTCAGGGTAACGGATGTACATTCCATTAGGTTTTAAAATCCCTTCTGCGGTAGCGGTTACACGTACACCATGCCCAAATTCCATCGGCACGCCAGTCGCGATAGCGAAAAGAGCTTCTTCGCATATTTTCCACATGCGTTTAATTGCAGTACGTTTACGGCGGTACAAATCTTTGGCTTCCTCAGCAGTACGATGTGATACTTCAATTTTTCTACCAAGCATTACCATTGATAACGTCTCTACTGTTTTTTTATATTTATCCGCACCCATGCCGTACCCAAACCCAAGTTCTGATTGTTTTCCAATAAATCTTTCATCTTCATTCTTTTTGGTTATAATTCTATGAAACAAATCAGATGCAAATTCGCTATACACATCCCGTTTTTCTCGAAATGCCTGTACTAAATCTTCTTGTCCAGAGAAATAAGCATTAAGTCTACACTCAATCTGTGATGAATCAGAGTCACATATAACGTATCCCGACGGAGCTTGCATAGCATAGCGTATGCGACTTTTCTTTTTTAGATTCATTGGATTAATTTTATCCCATCCCGATGGGCGTCCAGTATGCGCGCCGTAATAACTCATGGGGATTGGCATCTTGCCACGTAGGGATATACCGAGTAATCGATCACACCTACTCTCTTCTATACTTGTCTTTACACCAAGTCGTGCCCGCACAAGGGCGCCCACAGTCTCATTCGGATGTTCTTCTAAGTCGCGGAACTCTTCATCCGTCTTTGCAAAAGCATATTTAATATCGCCATTCTTATTAATTTTTGTGGGGGGATCTATTCCTTGCTCTTCTAGCAACGCAGCAAGCTTTTGATCGCTTCGCAAATCTTTCTCGGTAACACCGAGAGTATCTAGCAAAAATTCTTTCCGCAGTGTAATCTCTTCCTTATATTGCTGTAGCAGCGGGGTATCAAGAACTATCTTAGGGTCACAGTAACAACGTAGGTGTAAATCGATTGCCCGCAATTCGCTCTTTGGAAGTTCCTGTAATAGAAGTTGGAAAAGCTTATACGTTAATTCTACATCATTCGCGCAGTACGCTTTATAAGCGTCCAATTCCCAGGGTTGAAAATCCTTTAGCCGCTTACCAAGCGCGCCGACTACTTCATATCCTTTTTTGCCTATTCCATAGTGTTCCACTAGCGAAGCGAGACTACAACTACGCACCAGTGAATTCGCAGGACGTGACATTGATAAAGTGTCACAGTAAACTCGTGGAACAAGCCCATAGTGATGTTGCAGTATGCTACCGTCGAACGCGGTATGATGACAAACTAAAACGCTTTGCTCTATACCCATCCCTACAAGGGTAGCTTCTACTTCCTCATGATGTACTACCACCGTAGGACCATCGTTAAGTTTGATCCCACAACATATAACTTCAAACAACGGAGAACGTATATATTCTTCCGTTGTCATCTTCGATAACGAGTAGTCGTTATCGTAGAAGGTTTCAAAATCGAGGGTGATTATATTCACTTAAGTACCCACCTAAATGCCTCTTCCAATACATCTGCTAATATCCAACCGGCACTTACCGCACAACTACTTAATATGGCTTTGTTAACATTTTTATAATTGTTGCTTAGCTGGCATACCACAAAAGATAACCATATACCAAGTATAATTCCTTTAGTCATTTACGTGCCTCTGCCTTATAACTCTCCTGTAATTCCTTTATAGTTTGTTCTATAAATTCGCGGTGTGGGTCACGAATTAAATCAGGGTTTTTGCCTACTACATACCCTCTATCCTTTAGTTCGTCAATTATATCTCGGGTATCGAATTCGGAAAGACATATAGAATCTTTGCCGGCTTCATATCCTTCGTTATAATCTGGTGTTTTTACACTAGTTTCCATAGTCTTTCCTTGCAATCGAATGCAGTCCAGCTACCATCGCGCATAATAGCCTTTACCTTCATACATCCTAGGCGCCCGGTCACGCAACATCGGATAAACTCCTGCCAAGGCACAATTGCATCGTGCCATAGGCCATCGTATATATAGCGAATTTTCATGCTACCTTCCCAAATACTTTGGCAATCTTTTCATTATGCGCATCTGCCATTTTCTTCAGTTCTCCCCATACAAAATCAGCATAATCTTTATCCGCAATGCGCCCTACCAAAGCTTGCACCAAACCCTCCAAAGCTTTAAAATTTGGTGACAAAAGAATACTTAATGTGGTGCTTGTAGCAGAGGCCACCGCGCGCTCATCCTCATTTTGATTGCTTGGGTGTACAAGCTTCGCATATTGACTGAGCATATCTTTTTCAGCAAATACCAATTCGGCGACTTTATAAGCTTCAATTGCGTAGTATTTATCTTTAGACATTCGACTTGCCTTTCCATTCTGCATCTCTTGTGATAGTCTTCTTAAAATATATTCTTGCAGCTTCATGCCAAATTACTACGCCTTCAGGGTTCATACAACCGGGGCAAGCTACGCTACCATTTAATTGCAGAACGACTAAAGCCCCATATATATTTTTAGTATTGAATTCGCCTTCATAGAGGACGGGCACTACATCGCAGCAGGCTGGAACATTATCTCTATTCCACCGACCAACATTAAACAAACTAAATTTCCTACCTTCCACGTAGGCGCCGTAACGTTTATTTATCCCTCTACCCCACCACTCTCCGAAATGTCGCCCCGGCCCAAGCTTCTCTAACTCTTCTCTGTTCTCTTCAACCCATCGAGCGAAACCGTAGTTATCATCATCCGGGGTAATTAATCTGGTACGTGAAGCGACCCCGATAATCTTTGAATCATCGTTAATGATAATCTGTGCATTCGTGCCATCGATCTTTTCCGTTACTACCATGTTACGAGATAAACGCGCTATCTTCGGGAATTCTTCAAACATGTTATAAGCTTTCCTTTTGGTGGGTGTTATTGGATTTGAACCAATGATCTACCGATTATGAGTCGGTTGCTTTAACCAGCTAAGCTAAACACCCTTTGGTGCCCGTAGCCGGACTCGAACCGGCAAGCTTTCGCGGCAGATTTTAAGTCTGATGAGTTTACCAATTTCTCCACACGGGCGTTAAATTATTTTACTCTACTTCCTTAAATGTAAAATCAACTTCGTATATCAGTGATTTTTCTCCACGAAGCGCATCAAGTTCTTCCAATTGTTCTTTCGTAGGATATAGTTTAAGGATCATTCTATCTTCCCAGGTAGTCGCCTTCATAAATTCGTCTACAATAGCTTTCTCTTCAGTTGGAATAGAAATATACATTTTCATTTGTTTACCTCAAAAATTTTGGCTTCATTAATTTTATACAACTGATAGATTTTAATTGCTGGCCAAGTACCCATGACTTTAGCCTCTTTCCAATTAATGATACCAGCTTTGCGCAACATACGAATAGGTCTAAATTTCTTCATTCTTTCTCTTCCTTAATATCACTAAGTTCAAAAGACATGATTTTTGCTGTGCCTTTATATAACATAGTATTATATCCCTTAACGTATTCTAAAGACGACGAAAATGAAATATCGGTCAAACTTCGCAATAGCCTCGGGTGTATTCCAGCTATCATCATCTTTATCAATCAAAAAATAAAATCTCATATTGAATCTTCCTTTGTTGTAATTACTCGGCTATACTTTCGTACAATCGTTGCGACGTACATATCCGAACCATCGCTTATTACAATTTCTTTCGCGCATTCGCATGCGGCTTTAAATTCTTCCGGTTTCGCGTCGTAGTGACGTATTACCCTACAGTTACTATCCAAGATTAAATGTCGCCCAAGTAGCGAGGGCTCTACAGGCTGTTCTTCCATGTCGGACTCCTACGTTTGTACCACAGTAACTAGCGGTTGTCAAGTATTATTTTATGATACTATGCACCTGAATCCGCAAGCTGCCTCGCAATCTCTTTGAAAGAAAGATTATCGTTTAGATAAGCATCTACCATCGCGGTCCATGCGACAGTTTTTTCGCCTTTATACATAACTTTTTCCTCAAAGAAATCCCATCCCGATAGTTTATATCCCAACTTTGGCAGTATAGAACTAAAAGTCCAATTAATATAGTATTCTGCCCGAGAATACTTCCCCTCATCAACTTTTTCCAAAGCTTCACTTAATTTCATATTCAAATTCCTTTTTGTGCTGCGCGTAGCGCAGTGCATCACCACGGTGGTAAAATCGTTTCGCTACCCGGCGACCGTGAATTACAATTACCCAACGGCGTGAACATGGATCAAGTTTAATTTTCATTGGTGAATTACCTCCTCATCAATCCAAAAGTTTACCCTTGGATAATCCGTTAGCAGCTTTTCGGCGCTTTCTCGCGTTTTATTCAAGTTCTTTCATAGTCCACATGCCTCAAGTTGATCGGCAATTTCCTGCATTGATAGTCCATCAATTCTATAAGCGTCACGGATAGCCATGTATAGATCGCACGGATTGCCTTTGTAGTTCACCCGTTTTTCATAATCATTAGCTAGTATGCAAATTATATCTCCATAAATATTGAATTTTTCCAGTTTTCTTACTCGTTCACTTACTTTCATTTTTTCATTCTCTCCATAAGCTTGTTGGCTTCATCAATCGCGCCTTTATTACGTTCGGCGTAACACTCTTTTACCGGACATTCGGCAAGGAATTCATCTAACGTAGCTTTCAATTGTTGGATACGTTGACGAAGTTCTTCCTCATTCTCCGAAAACTCGGCAAAAGCGATACCTACATCGCCAGCAATCAGTCGAAGATACGATTTAAAAATTTCTTGCGGTGCCTCCTGAACGAGTTGCATCAAGGAATAGATGCTTTCTCGTTGAAGCATTACGAGGACTGCGACATTAGCTGCTTGAATTGGCATCATAGTCTCCATTCGGGTCAAGTGTAAGCTTCCCATTTGTTTTGATACGAATTACAGATACGCCATTAACGCACACCCATAGACGTTTATCTATGATTAGAACGTTAACGTGCTCCTGCTCTTGGTATACAGCTTCAAAACGTTCTACCTTTTGCATGTTAATACCCGCATGCCTCTAGTTGATCCGCAATTTCCTGACAGGTTAATCTTCGCGAGTCAGATGCTTATTCTTTCTCAAAATTTCACTTGGTTTCATTATAAATCTCCAAAATATCCCGCACTTTTAAATCTTTCTCGAACCCGTCTAATACAAACGACTCGGTTAACTCCGGTGTTACTGTCCATCTACCAAAGTTCACCGGCCTAGTTATGAAATGATTCTCTATGCCACAATCGAAATTATCAGCGGCGAACAGTGCCACGTGGTATGGACAATAGACTGCTGGTGATCCAAAATTACGTCTAAACCATTCTAGTGCGGCATTGATGAACCCATCATGCGCCAGTTTCGCAAGAACACCCGTTATATCGTCCCCAGCAGTCGAATCGAAGGCAGCATGCATTATATACACTGAACCACTGGCTTGTGTATTCGCCGCGTAGACAATATTGAGTGATACTGCGGTCCCGGTACTCACCGCGCCATGAATGTACTTCGCGATGGTAGAATAGATGATATGCGAGTAATCGTGAATTTCTGAGGGTAGGATAACTGGACAAATAACCGCGATGCGCCTATCCTCAACCGCTACTGGGATTCTACCGGGTAAGGGTAGTCCTAGGACTACTTCGGGTACGACGTAGTACGCGCCGTATGGCATCGCAGTTATTTCATTGTGTGGGGTATTCGGTATTGCTGCGTGAGCTAAATCTAGCTCCACTGAACCCCAATAGTTGAGAATTTTTTGCTTGATATCAACAGCGTGTGCGATTCTGTTACTAGGTGACGAGGCTCTACCCGCCAACGGCCCTTCGCCTTTAGCGTGCTGACGAATCATTTCTAGATTGTTGTCAAAGGATAGAAGAGTCATACTATTTGTGCCTTGGTGGTTTTTTATGCATTTTCATACGCCTTTCTGGCTTTCTCATCGCCGCGTACCAGCAGTGCTTCTAGCAACTGCTTTTTGTCTTTCATACCTGCTTCGATAAGCGCGTTACCTTTTATCACCGCGCGGGGCGTGGGATATGGGCAGGTCAGTTTATTCTCTACGTGGAGCTTCCTGCATCGGCGCACCGTATCAAGCCACCACGCATGCTTCGTGAACGTTGCTTCGAGATATTCGTCAATAGGCCATTTCAAAAATGCGAAACGATCAAGTGTCGCGTGATCGAGGCCACTACGCCCACGAAACTGCGCGGTTGCGCCACCACCGTTTGTATTGCCTGCTGCGATAATATAACAGTCAGGATGGCGCGGGATGTTGCCATCGGGGAACGCCATGAATGCATTAGACAAAGCAGCCGAGAATTTGAGGAGTGGTTGCGGGGCGGACCCGTCAATCTCATCGTACAGAAACACTCCGCCGTGCTCGAATATTTTGCGGAATGGGGTAGAGACGTATTCGCCTTGCGCATTTTTGTACCCGATCAAGTCATACGCTTGATCCAGTGACCCGGTAAACCCGAATTCCAGATTGAGTACTTGCGCAATCATCGCGGCATGGTACGTTTTACCCGTACCTGCTGGACCGTATATGTACACGTTTTTATCTGCGGAATTTTGAAGTAGGAACAACAAGCTTTCAAAATTGCGATGTACAGGCTTGCCACCGTAGTTAGATATGCGTGGGAGTGAGGCGTATATCGCTTTTGCTTCCAATAGAAAAGCTTCTCTACCAGAAATTGTATCCGAGTATACTTTTTTGAATTTACTCTTAACTTCATCCCAGTGGGATTGGGGTATTTCCGCTCGCGTGAACAGTTTATCCTTTGCTTCACCGCAAAGTAAGGGTCGGTTAATCTTCGGATGAAATTCTGCAAATTTATCCTCTGTGTACTGTTGCGCACGAAGCTCTTTTGCCCTTTGTAGGACTGCGACTTGCGTGGTCGGATGTGCTTCGGGGTCGTAATCGCGGATAATGCGCTGCATTATCTCATCGGTTAGTTCTACCGCGATATTTTTTTCTGGCGTAGTAGCAGGTAGGCCAGCAGCCGCTGCAATTGCTTGCGTATTTCTCAACGCCTCATTAAGCGCATTTTTAAAATCTTCGTCGTCTTTCTCCGTTTTCACTCCAACGGATGCGGCATACTGTCGCGCCTGCGTCGCGCTTCGCAGTTCACCACACTCTCTATCGTTACGATAGTACGCTGTAACTTCCAGTTGTCCTTTAAGCTTGTAGCTTATCTCAATAACACCAGGTTTGGTTATACGGTGGTGCAGGAGTACACCGCCATCCGGGCAGTCGCTCCATGATTGCCCGGTACGCATTGGTTTTTTCACCCACGAGGTATGTATTACATTAACCTCGATATCCGTCGCATCAGCAGGCAAAGGTATCTCTACATCGGGTAGGCTTTGCATGTCGTTATCCGGCACGAATTCACTTATAAATATCCAGCGGGTGTTACCACCATGTGAGTTAAGTTCTTTAATGCGGTATCTATCGCCGCTTTTCTCGACAACTTCAACCGCCATCCCGCTCCACATTCCACGTAGCATGATTACATTCCCCGTAGAATAAATTTCTTTGAATCCGCGTCTTTATCACATGCTTTAGCGAACATGCTAAGACAATGCCAGTCGGCGAAAACGAAGCGCTTTTCCAAATGTTTTATCGAATCAAGGAATTCGGAATACAACAAATCCATGCCTTCGCGTGAGATGACGGTAATCTCGGTGCCTGAAAGGCAATGGATGAATCCGTTGTACCGTTGGCGCGATTTGGAGAAAAAGATTTCGATTAGTTGCTTCACTGCGCTCTCTGGCAGAGAACGCATATCGATTTTGTGGAACGTTTTCGTTTCCCCGCGTACAATGTGGGATTCTACCGTGAATTTAAGTTTCATCTCGTCGTTGACGAGATGTTTTTCGAGAAACAGCGGGGGAAGTTCCGGGCTGTCAGTCGTGACCACGACTGAAATTTTATGCACGAAATTTGGCACGTTGGACGCCTTTCTGATGTTTAGCTTTTATCATCTCACGCCCGCTTCTAAATGTCAATTGACCTATGTCAATCGTATGAGTATCACCTGACGGAAAGCTTCACGTTACCCCGCGCCCGGTGGCGCCCAATGGGAGATGCCTTATAGAACGCGCTAGGATGAGCTACAGTGCATGCGGGTTTGCGGTGAGGGGATGATACATGGGGCCTCGCGTTAGAGGCGTGGCGAGTGGCTGTAACGAGGCGGTGAGCGGGGTTTAGAAAAGAAAAAGCCCCGGTTATGCCGGGGCTTAGTTTGGGGTTTTCTCCCCTGTAGGGTGGCGAGGGGTATGCCCCGCCACCAATTACACTTACTCGTCGCCTTCGGCGTCACCGTCATCAGCGGGCACAACTGCCGGACCCGCATTTTTCTTCGGCCTGCCGCGACCATCGGACGCAAAGGAAATGCCAACGGTGGCTTCGAGTGCTGCAAGACGTTTCGTCAATTCCGAGATTTCGGCTTTGCGTGCTGCCTCTGCCTTCATATCGAGGCCCATTGCTACATAAGCCTCTTTTATCAGTCCTGCTTTGAATTTCCGGACCTTTTCATCGATCTCCTTTTCTTTCGCTTCCGGCAAAGTGGCTTTACCCTGCGCTCGCAAGGCCAGAATGCCTTCAACGAGTCGGCGCGTAGTGGGATTATCATAGCTCGGTTCAAGGGCAATAACGTCTGCCAAGCGCCCGGTGTAGTCAGAACGTTCACGGGTAGAGGTAGTCATAGTGCGGTTCCTTTGTTTGGTTGTGCGCCTACTACGCGAGGCGCGTGCGTTTTTTGAAGCTAGAATGAAGTCTACTAGCTTTTTACGGTGTTGTCAAGTTTTTCGTATACGAAAAGGACGCCACTGACATCAGCTAACAGTCCATAACCCTTTTCCCATACCTGCATGCGCCGCCGAGCTTCGGCGTAGTGGGTCGGAGCAATTGCCAAATCACCGCAGCAAATGAGTGCTGCGCCTAGCGCTGCATCCCACGCTGCATCCCACGCTGCATCCCACACTGCATTCCGCGCTGCATTATGCGCTGCATTCCGCGCTGCATTATGCGCTGCATCCCACGCTGCATTATGCGCTGCATTATGCGCTTCCTTCCGCGCTGCATCCCGCGCTGCATTATGCGCTGCATCCCACGCTGCATCCCACGCTGCATTATGCGCTGCATCCCACGCTTCATTCCGCGCTTCATTCCGCGCTGCATTATGCGCTTCATTCCGCGTAGGAAATACACGCCATTCTGGCAATGGGGAACCATCTGGTTGCATCCACCGCAATGTTTTCAGCGTCGAAATGTACTCTCCCACATTGAGCCACCATTGTGGTGTTACATCAGCAATGAGGCGACATTTTGACACAACGAATTTATCACTACGGGATTCCACAATGCCGGTATGCTCGGCACTATACACGCGGCATCCGATTTTTGTCATCCACGGGCCGACCTTATCGGTAAGATGGAACCCAGTTTCGCAAATCTTCGGCGTAATTCCGTCAGGTAGCGAATGCCATTCGCCGGGGTTCCCGTCCTTTGGCAAGGACCATTCAAAATCGCCACCATGCATCGACCGGCCGTTTAGTAATACTTTGTAAGCTTCCATTGTGATATCTCCTGACATGCAACGCGCATGCGCGAGGGCACTGTCACTGCCCTCTAACTGCGAGCTTATTTGTATACTATCTTGATACAACCATCGGTGTCAATTTCTTTCATTTGCTTTCGTAATTCCTCGACCATCGTACCGACTGCTATATATCTTTGTACGTCATCACTAGACAATTGAGCTAGTTGATTGAGTGTCAATGTATCTCTATACCCGGCTACCTCCAACGCAGTTTCGAGGATACCCGAAAATGTCTCGGTACACGCAAATACATGTTGTTGTGTCATGCTGTTTCTCCTAGTTACCCATGCAACGCGCATGCGCGAGGGCACTGTCACTGCCCTCTAACTGCGAGCTAATACACTTTCACGAAGGCAAGGACTGCCGACCTGCGGGCGATGATACCGAGCATTACCAAATTCGTCAAGTGTGCCCGCTTTTTATGCTTGCCAATTGTTTTGTATGTCTCAATCCATGCGGATTGGGGATCATCGAAGTGGATGAGCATTGAGCGGGCACGTGACTCCGCGCGAGCGTAAACGGCTACCGGGTGAGATGGGTTCATTTTCATTTGCATGCATCCTCGAATTTGTGTGGGTCGAAACGCGGATTGTCGGATTTGAAGATAAAACACAGAGAGCGGACAACTTGATTAATCGCCGTGTTGGATACGTCCACATATCTTGGTTGAACTGCGTTCTGTACTCTGCGAGCGGATGCGATAGCATTCGCGATTGCAATGTAGTCTTTTCTTGTCATTCATAGCTCCTATTTTCCAGATTTACTTCGCCATATACGTGCGAAGCTTTGGTCAACATATCCAAATGGTTCATTTCATCTTTTCCCTGATTTTCTCAAGTTGAAAATATACAGACTGCAATTCCTTTCCTGCGGGATGAGGCATTGCCTCAGTCATCGCTTTGTCAAGTCTGTTCATCGCGAGTAGCAGGTCTGGCATCGCCCTATTGTATGCCGCTATGCGTGCATCCCGCATAGCGGCCTCTGCTTTTCTCCGCATCTCTGCGGCGATGGTTTGTTGTTTCATTCTATCGGCCCGTATGCGCTTGGTACTTCAGTATAGCAATGTGCACAAACTTCGGGTTCACCCTCATAGTGTAGATAAACACCCTCAGGGGACCATTCACGGTCGAACATGCTTGCGCGAAAAATTTGACTGCCAGCACGGTAGCTGGTGATGTGTACAGGACGCCCTGTACGCTTTTGAAAAACTGCGATATCATTCTTCAGGGCGGATACGTTGCTCTGATACACATCCATGTTGCCTTTCTTCACGCCGTTTGAAATTGATTTAGAGCAGTTTTTTCAGTAAAAAGGCATTTATCTGTTGCAAAGTGTTGCACGTTGTTACAGGCCCGTAGTGACTTAGGTCAAGAATCGGACCCCTCTAAAAGTTGCTATAGGTCAAGAAAACGCTGTTACATGAGTTAGTGGACACTAACATGGCAACGAAGGAATGCGGGTTCGCAGCCGTCATGTTTGCGCGGAATGGCTCTGGGAGCGGGTTTACACATCGTATATAAAGTCGTTTCGAGAATATACACGGTAAGTCGTTGATTCTACAGGGATATACAAATATACACGCGGAAACAGAGGGTGAGGGTGAAAGATGGGGTTCCACGCTGTAAGTGAGGATTCTTGATCTGCGTCAATTTTACAACTTTCGCTCGCATGAGACTGTATATATATACATATCTTCTAAGATATATATATATGAGGGGTCCGAACCCGCATAAACACTGGGGTCCGCCAGATACAGCCATGTTTACATGGTTTGGCACAATCGCGGCATGGCAGATCTCCATGTGTGTGTGATCTGAAGGATGTTCTAGGCGTGCTGGCGGGTTGCGTGGGCATGGATGCGAAATGCGAAAAATAACGTGTCCGTTTGGCGCGGGGTAGGATGACCTGGAAACCCCACAAAAGGCGTCAGCCGACCTGAGGGAATCACTCACCTGAGGCATGAAACGCCAAAAGAAAAACCCCGCCGAAGCGGGGTTTTGTGCGAGCGCAAAATCGCTAGTCAAGATCATCCGTGTAATAGTCATGGTAGCCGATGTATCGTTGTATGTATCGAGCTTTGGCAAGCTCATGCGCAAGCGGGTCGGGGACGAAAACTGCATTCCCGATTAGTATATAGCGCCATCCTTGGATTCTTCTGCGCGCATCCTGCGCTTCGTATTGTGCTTGATAATCCGCACGCGGAATCAAATATTCCCAGTCCATAGTTAACCTCTTTAGTTGATTGGGGAAACCAGCGCCAAAACATGAAGCAACCAATATGCCAAAAAACAAAACACCAATGAATCAACCGTTTATAAACTGGTATAGTATTTGCATGGTTGACGTAAAAGGTAAAAGATTGACGGCGCATTGCGGCAGGGTAGGGGGTAGGGGCGCGGGTCGGCGTGGGGTATTATTTTGCGCGACCGAGGGGCACCCGGTATCGGACCACGAAGTTTTGCAGGGGGGAGATAAAAATACTTACCACCCACTCTCTTCATATTTTTTATAAAATTTATCGACGTCATGACATAACAGTAACCCCCACATTTTTATAAAATTTATCGACGTCATGACATAACAGTATTTATCGATGCCTTATTTTTTTCTCCACAATTCCAACATCATGCTATCCCCACACTTGAAAGCTTGACAACCCCGCCCCGGTGCGCGTATACTCGATCCCATGAAAAAATACACCATATATCTCTCCGAAGAGAAACATATATTGCCAATGGTCAAATTGGCAGAACAACATTTTGATGTTGTTGCTAATCTATTTAGAAAAGCAATTGAAGAATATCTTGAACGAGAAAAAGAAACACCCCCAAATGAACAATCTATTTAATGACCTTTTAGGAGGTTTACCTGCAGTAACACAATCCCCCTCCCTACCAGAAAAAGAATTACAATCTCTTATACAGGATATAGTTCTGCGCACCTCCTCCGAGGAAGAAATATTGAAGGTGTATAATATTACACCGCAGCAATTCCAACTTTTACAACAAACTCCTACATACCAAGAACAATTAAAAAAGATTAGTGATTACATACGCGCTCTTGGCCCTAACGCCTCATTTGTTTTAAAAGCTCGTGCCATAGCAGAATCCCAAATGGGTGTAATAGGTACAGTCATAAGTGATATGAAAGTTGATCCAGCAGTACGTCTACAAGCAATGAAAGAGTTTGTAAAATGGGGTGGGCTATTCAATGAAAAAGAGCCTTCGGCAGCAGGTGGGGGCGGTGTAAATATATCATTTAATTTTGGAAAGCTTGGACCACCAATAAGCATAAAGGACGTGAACTAAAAGCAACCCCCGATACCTGTGGAGAATTGTTAATGAGCATACTTCGTTTAACCCCAAATCGTAGTGTAGTAATCGACCTTCGCGAAAACGATTCTTTTGATATGTATGTTGAATTGCGGTTGCCTTCGGCAACTCAGAATTATCAACGAGAGAGTCATCATATAGTGCTGCGCACTAACAATGGTAAATTAGAAATAACACAGAGAAAGATTGATAAATAAAGCGTACCCTCCGGGCAGCACCTACCTAATAAAGAAAGACTCTCTTGGAAGAGAAGAACATTAACTATGAGCCTGCGCCCACCGCGCTTGCTTTTCATAATGATAAAGAAAGTTTCGTCCGTGGCCTACTCGGCCCTATCGGTACAGGCAAAAGTGTAACCTGTTGTATAGAGTTACTTCGCGCTGCGATGGAGCAAGCCCCGCATACGGATAATGTACGTTATTCCCGCGCTATTATAATTCGTAATACATATCAGCAACTTTTAAATACTACAATAAAAACGTGGTTTCAGTGGGTTCCCGAGGAACTCGGTGTATTTCGCCGCTCTGTACCGATAACTCATCATCTACACTTCCCTCTACCCGATGGCACAATCTGCGATTGTGAAGTTGTATTTCTTTCCTTAGAGCGGGAAGAAGATATTAAAAAGCTAAAGTCTTTAGAAGCAACGTTTATTTGGTTCAATGAAATAAGTGAATTAGGCCCTGACGGTAGAGTAATTTTTGAAAATGCGACGGGTCGTCTAAAGCGATATCCGAATGATCCGCAGCATGGACAGTATACTCGTTCATTTCTTATTTTTGATTCTAATATGCCGCCCGCTGATGAAAGGGATTGGCTGTATTCATTAATGGAGATAGAGCGTCCAAAAAATCATAAGTTTTTCCGTCAGCCTCCTGCAGTACGATTTAATAAAGAGACGGAAGAATGGGAGGGTCACCCCGATGCCGAAAATGTAGCAAATCATAAAGACGGCTATGACTACTGGTTATCTCTTATACCCGGCAAAAGCGATCAATATATCGCAGTTATGTTGGAGGGGAAATATGGCGCCTTGAAAGGCGGTCGTCCAGTGTATGAGAATGTGTATGATAACGTGTATCATACGTCAACTGAAGAGGCACAAGCGGATAGGGATTTTCCTGTACTTCTTGGTATCGATTGGGGCTTACACCCGGCGATTATTTTCGCTCAGGTGACGCGCAACGGCACACTTCGCTTACTAAAAGAGATGGCACCCGATGAACCGACGTCACTTGAGGAGCTTCTAGAAGATGAATTTACCGCATTTATACAACAGCATTTCCGGGGGTGTAGATTTGAAGGTTGGGGAGATCCCTCCGGGTTAAATCGTTCCGGCTTGGACAAGCGTACACCATACCAAGTATGCGCGAAGTTCGGCTTACGGATAAATCCAACATACAGCAACGATCCCATTATACGTCGTGACGCCGTTGTACATTTTCTAAAGAAAAAAGACGGGATGAAAATTAATCCTTCCCTCACTAAAGTGAGGATGGGTTTTTTAAGCAAATACGCTTATGAAAAACTAAAGTCATCCGAGGGATATAAAGATCGTCCAGAGAAAAATATATACTCACATCCGCACGACGCTTTACAGTACCTATGTCTAGGACTACGGTCCCCGGTAAAGCCATTAAGTACGCTAGTACATGGAAGAAAGACGGGGGTGGCAGCATGACTATCATAGATTTTAACAAATATAAAGCAGAGAATTCCCCACATCTATCTGGTAGTGCGCGATGTATAGGGTGTAAGCATGAATGGATAGCCGTAACCCCTATAGGTACAATAAATTATTTGGAATGCCCAAATTGTGGTGCATTTAAAGGAGCCTTAGTATACCCGTGTGTTAGAGAAAATATTGATCAATTTGAATGTAATTGTGGTTCTAATTGGTTTAGTTATCACAGAGATAATGTAATGATGTGTATTAATTGTGGTACGCGCCACGAGCCTTGGAATATGACTTGACACCTAACACCGAAGGTGTTACAATGATCCATGATCGCGGAAACGCGGCATGACAATCTCTCATTTGTAGGCAATGGCAGAAAAAATAAAAGATTCTGAAAAACCAGAAGATATTGATACTGTAGAAACTACAGATCAGTTAGCGTTATACGTTCGTTCAAAATTCTGGGAATCACGGAATTCTCGTTCTGTCCTCGACGTTGAGCTTCTACGCTGCCTGCGTCAACGGGATCAAAAATACGCCCTTGATGAAGAGATAAATTTAGGGACGGTTAAATCGTTTTATCCGTTAACTTCGTTGAAGTGCCGTGCCCTAGAAGCATGGATTACCGATATTTATAATGGGGCGCAAGATAAACCGTGGATACTTCAGCCTACCCCTAAGCCGGAGATACCGGACTTTGTTCGTGAGTTAATTATTAACCACGTGCAGATGGAGTTGATGAAGTATGGTGCCACCGCTGTAAATATTAAAGAACGAATGCGTGAGCTTGTGCAAATTGCACAAGGGTATGTGATGGACTATAGCAAGGCAGCAGCCGAGCGTATGTCTACATCTATACAAGATGACCTCGTAGAGTTAAATTTTAATAAATTGTTGTTAAAAGATTTTCTTCCTGATTTTTCTACCTTCCCATATGCTGTTATAAAAGGCCCGTATATCCAGTATGAGAAAGAGCTTTCGTGGGGTAAAAAATATACCCCGGTTGTAAAACGTGTACCGAAGTACATGTTGAAACGTGTATCCCCATTTGATTACTACTTCGCCCCATACGCACAAAAGGCAGGAGACTATTACGAAATAGAGCTGATGCGGATCATGTCTACGGAATTGGCAGAGTATGCCGATGAACCGGGGTATATGAAAGATAATATAAATTATATTTGTGAAACGTTCGGCCTTAACGGATTTCAAGAAGCGGGGACAAATTATTATCAGCGACAATATTTAGAAAAAGATGCAACTATGCCCCTAAATCGGGGCGGCCTCTTAGATACACTTAATTTTTGGGGGGTTGTACCCGGCTACCTTCTCACGCAGTATGGATTGAAAGTTGATGATCCGAATAAAGGATACCATGTTAATATCTGGTGTGTAGCAGGTACGCCTATTCGTTGTAGATTTAATCCCCACCCTCTTGGCAAATCAGTATATAAAGTCACTGCGTTTGAAAAAACTCCTGGCTGTATTCCCGGTACATCTCTTCCCTACCTTATTCGTACCCACCAAGAAGTTATAAATAGTGCAGTCCGTGCCCTGCGCCGTAACATGGGATTGGCCTCCGGCCCTTTCGTAGAAGTTGATGCCGCACGAGTAGAAGCGGCGGATGTACCGACTGAAATATCCCCGATGCAGGTGAAGCTTGTGAACCCAGATATTACCGGGGGTGGGCGTAATGCATACGTATTCCACGATATTAATTCCCATGCCGGGGAACTTGAAAAAATAATTGACTCCGAAATTCGGAGAGCGGACGAATCGAGCGGGATACCCGCGTACAGTTATGGAAATTCACAGACTGCAGGAGCAGGTCGTACCGTTGGCGGATTAGCAATCCTCATGGGTAACGCAGCTAAGGGCATTAAAAATGCCATTCTAAATATTGATAGGGATATTATCGCACCCATAATCGAGGATATGTTTACGTACAAGATGTTGTACGATGACGATGAAACAATAAAATGCGATGCGCAGGTACAGATTACTGGACTTGCTGGTGTAGTTGTAAAAGATGCAGCGGTGCAGAAACGTCTCGAATACCTAAATGTATTAACTCCTTGGGCGCAAATGGGTGCAGTTGGTATCGACGGTATTAAAATACTGCTTCGTGAGATAGGTAAACCCCTTGAATTACCTGTAGATAAGATTGTTCCTGATCCAGAAAAGCAGAAACAGCTTCAAGAGTTTGCAAATCAGGGGCCGGGTGGACCCCCTGTTGCACCGCCTGGCATGCCGGTCGCGGGCGCCCCGCAAGGTAACCCCCTTCAGGCGCTTCTAGGCGCCGCTCAAGGCGCGCAACAGCCCCAGGGTGGTCCCCCACAAGGGGGCGGTGATCCGCGCGCTGCCTTGGCCGCTATACAGGCGTTGCTGCAGCAGCACAACCCGCAGGGCATGGCACCTCAAGGGGCGCCCGGAGCGCAGTTACCAGTGAATATTGATCAGCGGAGCGCCCCGGCGCCGCAGGTGTTGCAGGGAATGAGGTAGAAAATGATCGTTACTGTAGGACAACTCGTATACGATAAGGTGCTAGGTACAGGAAATGTAGTTTCTGTTGCCCCTGGCGGTGATTTTACTGCAGAATATGTAGGTGGTAAACGATTTCAATATGATGTTAACGGTGTAATGACCATTTTTGGTGTACAAACCTGCTTTACAACTCCATTTTTAACCTATAATTTTGACAATGCCCCATCGTGGGTACAGCCTCTCTTCCAATTACTCGCTAATGAGTACAACGTAACCCCACTTTAGGAGTATTATCATGTCGATTCCGCAAAATTATCCTACCGCCGCTTTCAATACTGTTACTGCTCACTATGATCCGGGCATTGCTGTTATTGGTGTACCAAATCAGACTGTAGTAAATGTAAAAGAAGGCGTTTCTATTATTAGTGAAGATGGCCGTAAAGTAATTACTACTCAATTTGATAAAACTAATACCACTTTAGCCGATGTTACCGGATTTTCATGGACCGTTTTAGCTGGGATGAAGTATTTAATTCAAGCGGATCTATTTATTACTAATGGTGCTGGTCTTTCTAAGCTTGCAGCAGGCGGTACTGCAACTGCGACTACATTCTTAATGCGTTTTGCTGATTATGCAAATGCAATTACTCCTACTACTTCTGCATTAGGAACTGCTCTCGGGATTCTTGTCCCGGCTGGCGCGGTGTATGCTCGTGTAGCAGGTTATATTCTGGTCAATGCTGGCGGTACTTTAACCCTTCAATTTGCACAAAATGCTGCATCAGGTACTTCTTCTATTCTCGTCGGATCGTCTGCCAAATTAACTCAGGTAGTGTAATATGAACCAAGTTAATTTTGCGCGAGTAGTACGTGCGGTTACAGGAACTAATAACGGAACATTTGCAACAAATTATAATTCCGGGGGGGGTGTAGTATATGACCTCGAATGTCGTTGGTTGCAGATTTTAAATAATGGTACAGATGGTACAAGTACCAATGCTAAAGCAATTTACGTAAAACGCATTCAGACTTTAGGTGTTGGTTCTGATGATGGCACATATGAATTTATAATTCCTCCGTTGGATAGTTACATGGTAATTGGCATCACTAATATTAATCAAGTAAGGGTGCGGTGTGTTGATGGCACCGCAGGATATAACGTTTTTGCAGATGCAATAAATTAATATGAAAAAATTAACGCCGTCTCCGCCTAAGCCGCCACGCCCGCAACCTGTCGAACAAAAGATTTATAAAGCGGCAACTGGTAAAAAACTTGTAACTCGTGGTTGTTCAAACTGTGGGAGATCATAATGAAAAAAGCAATGAAAATGCCGAAGCATGAGATGAAAGAAGGAAAGAAAAAAGAAATGATGGAAGAGATGCTGGTGAAAAAGGCTGCAAAGAAAAAAGGTAAAAAGTAATGGCTAATATTCCTCCGTTTCCTTTAAATTTAGCAGCTAGTAGATCCGCTTCTAGCGGGGGCGGGGGAGCTACGTCTGTTACTGGGACGGCAAATCAAATAACGGCTTCGCCTACAACGGGCGCTGTTATACTTTCTTTACCTGCAACGGTTGTAATTCCCGGTACTTTTACTGCATCGTCAGGTGCAGTAACTCTTTCCCCCGCTAATGCAAACGTCGTTTTGTCCCCCACAGGGACAGGGGTAGTGACGATTTCCCCAGCTACCACAGGTAGCATTAGTAATATGAATATTAGTGGGGGGACAGGTTCTTTTAGTAGTGTGACGGATTCCGGTTTAACTGCTACCCGTGTTACCTTCGCTGGAACTGCCGGATTACTATCCGATGCTGCAGGATTTACTTTCGCTTCTTCGACATTAACTGTTGATAAAGTTGTTGTTACCAACTCAGGTGGTGTTACCACTGCGCTACAGGTCGGGAGTGGGTCGGGGACGACGGCGGGGATTATTGCCGGCTATGAGGGGACGAATTCGGGGTATTCCTGCATTTGGTCAACCGGGGTAACTCCGAGTTCGTCCAATTACGCATTGCGAATGCTGGGCGGCGGATCACCGGGGACGCAGTTAAATGGTGTTAATTCGGTCGGGTTGGCAATCAATAACACGACCAAGTTTAGTTTTACCAATACAGCCGGGGAGGGCGGCACTCTCGCCGCCGGCACCGCCACCACCGCAGTAAATGCGCTGAGTATCACGCAGACGTGGAACGCGGCGCAGACGTTCACGGCA